TGGTAACCATACAGGCGTTACAGTATATCAAGCACAGTTGCTTGAAAATGCAGAAATGAATCTTGTACAAAAACAAGAATTTGAAATTGAAGGTAGAAAAGTTACTGACTATCTTGTTGGTGCTTATAATGAAGATGAACTTAAAGAAGGTATAGATATTGTTGTATCTACAAAAGACTTACCTTATGAAAAAATGCTAGATGCGCAAGTGTATAGTTGGTTTCAAAATACTTTCCATATTAATGGCATCACAAATTACATCAGTCGATTTTTATACAACTTTAGTAACATAGAATACAGTGAATTTTACGATAAGTTATTTGATCATATTGATCAAGATCCTTGGTTAAAAAGCGAAATAGATCGTATTAGAAAATACTATATTAACTGGGGTACTAATGGTAGAATTGATCATCCTAAAATTCAAGGTATTGAAATACATGGATGGAATCTTATCCACAGCACTATTATTAACTTACACAGTGAAGATAAAGCATCACATGTGTTTAGTGTTGTAAAAGATTTTGTACAAAAAGAATACGCACATTTTCCACAAGATGTAATGGACCAACTTATAGACTTCCAGTCTAGTTACCTTATCGATTACAACAAAATTAAATCTTACCCGCTCACAAAAGATTACGATTACGATTTTCTCGGATACATACATAGTGGGGAAGAATTGAATAATAAGAGTACTTTATTGTTTGATTTTCCTGAAAACCAAGATATGAGTTTACAACAATTTTGTGAACAGATATTTTTTGCAAGAAGAAGGAATTTTGGTAAAGCATGGGTAACCAAGAAAATGTTGCACACATTTACGCATGGCAATATGGAAATGCAGAATTAGAAAATAAAATCTGCTCTCGTGTGTGGGATCATATTTACTTTTGGTGGTATCACGAATTTGAAATTGATCTTTCTCCAAAATCTGTAAAACATATAAACAAACACGGTATTAAATATACTATTGTTACATGTTTAAATGATTTGCCCTTGTTACAAAAAAAATTACGTGTAATAGGTCTTCGACAACATGGTAGAGCAGATACTTGGCCTGAATTTTTTATTATAAGATCACATCAAGAACTTTTAAACAATAATTTTCACTATAAGGATTTAATATTAGAAGATAAACATACTTGGGATATTTGGAAATATCCTTTCCTGTCTATGAATGGCAGAGAAAGACATCATAGAGATGTTTTTATTGATGTTCTTGCTAGAGAAAATTTAATAGATAAAGGATTAGTAACATATCATCAAACTCATAGAAATGATGATCCTGCTCAATACTTTAAATGGCACGATGGTAGTAGATTAACTACAAGTGATAGGTTCACTGAAAAATTATGTAGTTTTGATTTTAATGATGACTTTATCTACAGTTTTTTACATATTCCTACCGAAAGTTATACAGAAGGTATGACGATTACAGAAAAGACAGCAACACCTATGTTATGTAAACTTCCGTTCTTAACTGTTGGTAGTAGATATTTTCATTCTAAACTAATGGAAATGGGTTTTGAAATATACGACGAAGTTTTTGATTATAGTTTTGACAATTTAAAAACTGACGAAGAACGTATAGAAGGTATAGTTAAAAATATAAAATATGTTGTAGATAACAAACACAACTTAAAAGGCATGTATGATACACTAAAGCCTAAATTGAAAAAAAATGTAGAACACATATTTGACAAATATATTTCTAAGTTTGAACATGTGCCTTCGACTGTAAAAAATAGGATAATAGAAATAACTACTCCTGGAGGCATATTTGAAGGCGATGAAGGAGAACTTATAACCTTAGCAAGAAGATTTAAAGATAAAGAAATCTCAACGCAAGGAACAAAAGAAAGAAGAGATTATCTTTGGTACAACTATTGGTGTGCTCACGATAACGGAGATGGTTTTAATTTTGCCCAAATTATAAAAGATCTAAAAACAATTCATACAACTAAAGTTGTTATAGATGGAAGTGCAGAATGGGAACCTTGGTTTGATCCAGAATATGTAGAGTATGTTAATGCACATCCAGAAATAGAAACTATTGTTATCAGTGGTTGTCAAAAAAATTCTTATTATCAAAAAAAATTAAAAGAAAGCGGTATAAACAAAATTAGAAGTTTACACTGGTCAACTTTCTTTTTTCATTACTCTACAAAAACTATAATGGATTCATATGAAGATTATGGTACACCAAATGATGTTAGAGATTTTTGGAATATAGATGATAATATTGCTAAATGGCCTTGGATATGTTTACAAAATAGAGCACACTTGCATCGTTGTCATTTAATCGATAACATCAAAAAACATAACTTACAAGACTCAGGATATGTAACATGGATTGACGGTGGCAAAGAAAGACCAGACTTTCCATACAAATATCATGATGGTAAACAAATGACACTAGAAAATGATACTTTTAGTCTTGATATGGATTCATACAAATTACCTGAAGAATATTGGCATACATTATGTGATTTTGTTTCTGAAGCATGTTGGGAAACTGTCTTTGTAACTGAAAAAACGATATATCCCTTGTTAAGTAAAAAATTATTTTTAGTGTGCGGAGGATATGGATTTCATGAATATTTAGACAAATTAGGATTTGTAAGATACGATGAAATTTTTGATTATAGTTTTGATAAAGAGCCTGATTTAGAAAAACGTGTTGCAATGTACGCTGAAGAAATGGTAAAGTATAGTGAAAATAGTTTTTCTACTATCAAAACACACGTACAGGAATATAATGAATTATATCACAAAATAGAATACAATCACAATCATGTTTTTGAAATTTTAAAACAAGATTTGCATATGCCCAAGGCAGTAAAATATCAATGGTCAAGAATTGATACAGAAATACAAGATCAGGCGTTGCCGGAATGGCAGCATCTTTATTTAAATCTTAAAAAACAAGTACAACGTGCGAGAAAAGAGTTATGAAAAAAGTAGCAATGATAGGTTGCGGCAAGTTAGGACAAGACTGTGCCGAAGTAATGGCTACACATTATGATGTTGTAGGCTATGATGTTGCAAAGAGAACACCTACAAATTTTTCTATGTGTCAAACTATTAAAGACGCAGTAACAGATACTGATATAATTTTTGTTGCAGTGCCTACACCCCATGAAGCACACTATGGAGGAGAAACACCTACCAGTCATTTACCTAATAAAGATTTTGACTATAGTATTGTTGAATCTGTATTACGCAAAATTGACAAGCATGTAAACAAGTCACAGTTAGTTGTGTTAATTAGTACAGTGCTTCCTGGTACAACTAGAAATAGATTTATCAAACTGATAAAAAATGCACGTTTTGTTTACAATCCTTACCTAATAGCAATGGGTACAATCAAGTGGGACATGGTAAATCCTGAAATGGTAATTATTGGCACCGAAGACGGCAGTACAACTGACGATGCAAAGGAGTTGATTGATTTCTATAAGCCTATAATGCAAAACAATCCTAGATATGAAATTGGTACGTGGGACGAAGCAGAAGCTATAAAAATATTCTACAATACATTCATCAGCACTAAACTTAGTTTAGTAAATATGATTCAAGATGTTGCCGAAACAAGTGGTAATATTAATGTTGATGTGGTCACGGAAGCCCTTGCAAAAAGCACATATAGAATTATGGGGCCAGGCTACATGAAAGCAGGCATGGGCGATGGAGGTGCCTGTCATCCTAGAGATAATATTGCTTTAAGATATCTAGCACAACGATTAGATTTAGGATATGATTTGTTTGATAGTATTATGACTGCAAGAGAAGTACAAGCCAAACGAATGGCACAAAGATTGCTCAGAGAAGGAAATAATATTTGTATTGTAGGAAAAGCCTACAAGCCAGGTGTTTATTACACTATAGGTAGTAGTAGTATGCTTGTAGGACATTATGTAGAAGAATTAGGAGGGTCCTTAACTTATTATGATATAAACACAGGCGATACAGTATTTCCTAAAGCAGATGTATATCTAATAGGTTACTGGGAACAATATGTAGAAGAAATTAATTGGCCGCTAGGGTCTACAGTAGTTGATCCTTGGAGAAAACTTAGAGATTCAAACGAATTCAAAGTTGTACATTACGGTAACACACGGAGTTAAATATTGCATGGAACTAGTAACACATCTTAAAACAACATATCCAAACATTAAAAAATTAAATTACGAATTTGTAGGAACACCGCCATATCCTATGATTACATTAGATAATTTTTTGCCAGAATCAATGGCAAAAGCAATGGAACTTGAGTGCGAAAGTGTACCAGAATTTCATTGGAAAGAATTTACCCGTCGCGGTAGTTATATGCGTGAACTTACAAATTTAGAGGTAGCACCTGTAGCACAAAATTTTACAAATCAAATGCACAGTCAAGCAGGTATGAATTGGTTGATTAAACTTACTGGTATTAAGGATCTTATTCCTGATCCTTATATTGTAGGTGCAGGTTATAGTAGAAGTTATCCGGGATGTAAATTAGCAATTCATACAGATTTTAACTGGAATGATACAATTAAAGTACATCGTATGTTGAGTATGATAATTTATCTGGGATCAGATTGGGAAGAAGAATGGGGAGGTCATTTACATTTCAATGACTTCAACAATAAAGGTCCTGTACAAAAAGTTGCACCGATGTTTAATAGAGCAATTATTTGGAGACACCATGAAAGAGGGTTCCATGGGTTTCCTGATGCACTAGCATGTCCTGAAGGGCGTACAAGAAATGCATTTAGATTGTTCTTCTACGTAAGCAATGCAAAACACGATGATGAGAATTTGCCTCATCGTAGTTTGTATTGGTTTGATGAAGAAACTGGCGAACCCTATGATATTACATCTGAAAGATAGAACTGTAACACTAAACGATCCTTGGGATGCAGTTACAATATTTGAAGATAGACTAGCAGAATATGCTGGATCTAAATATGCAGTATGTGTTGATAGTTGTAGTAATGCAATGTTTCTTTGCATGAAATACTTAGGTGTAACAGGTCAAACAATCACATTGCCTGCACATACGTATTCTAGCACACCGATGCAGTGTATTCATGCAGGTAATAAAATTAAATTTATTGATAAAGAATGGAGTGGCGATTATTTTTTAGATCCTACTCCTATTGTTGACGGAGCAACTAGATTCCGTAAAGGAATGTATATACCTGAGTCATATTACTGTGTAAGTTTTCATCATAGAAAAACACTTAAATTAGGTAAAGGTGGTGTAATACTAACAGATGACATAGACTTTGTAGAATGGTGCCGTCCTATGATTTACGATGGACGTCACAAATATGTTAGACATGAAGATGACGATTATAGTTGTATAGGTTATCATATGTATATGACTCCAGAAGAAGCCATAAGAGGTATTACACTCTTTGAAGAATTAGGACCAGATAACCCTGATACAGGTTCTAGTACAACATACAAAGATTTAAGAAAACAGAAAGTATTTGACGAGTATAGAGATGAGTAAAATAAACGCAAACACAGAATGGGGCACACTTAAAGAAGTAATCTTAGGTCGAGCAGAGTGGGCTCAAGTTCCTAGAATTAAAAACAAAGATATACATTGTGTTGACTATGCTAACATAGATGATTTATCTAATATGCCAGGCGGGCAATATCCGGAAGATGTGATAAACGAAACTATAGAAGACTTAGATGTATTTCAAAAACAACTTGAAGATATTGGTGTAAAAGTTATGCGTCCTATAAAGTTTAATCATGGAGTTACACATATGTCTCCTGACTGGTCTAGTGATGCATACTATAGTTATTGTCCACGTGATAGTGTTCTTACAATTGGCGATATGCTCATTGAAACACCTATGCCTCTTAGAAGTAGATACTTTGAAACATTTGGTATGAGAAGTATTTTCAAAGAGTACTTTGTAAATGGCAGTAGATGGATTGCAGCACCTAAGCCTAGATTACCAGATAAACTTTATGATAGATCGGATCTAAATGCTCCTACACTTACTGAATATGAACCGGCATTTGATGCTGCTAACTGTATAAAGATAGGTAAAGATATATTATATCTTGTTTCAAACAGCGGAAACAAAATGGGCGCACGGTGGCTACAAAGCACACTTGGTGAAAAGTATACAGTGCATATGTTAGAAAACGTGTATGCATATGTACATTTAGACACAAGTATTATGCCATTGGCACCTGGTAAAGTATTATTAAATCCTGAAAGAGTAAAAGAAGAACAACTACCTGACATATTTGACAAGTGGGAAAAAATATGGGCACCTGAACCACATGAAACACAGGTTATGCATGATTGGGCACCTGCAAGTCCTTGGCTAGGAATGAATATTTTAAGTTTAAGTGAATCCTTAGTTGCTGTTGAAGAAAATCAAATAAATTTAACAAAAACATTAGAAGATGCAGGGTTTGATGTTATGCATGTAAAGATGAGACATTGTCGAACACTAAGCGGTGGACCTCATTGTGTTACACTGGATACAGTTAGAGAGGATGAATATGCAGACTATAGATAAAGCAATTATTGGCTTAGGTTGTAGTTGGACACAAGGCGAAGGCGGCTATACAGAAGAAACATGGAAGAAACATAAAGGAAAGATGAATTTTCCTATGGATCAAAGTACGGACCTTATTCCTATGGAATGGGAAAACAGTTGGGTAAATGTATTAGCAAGGGATCATTTTACAGATTATACACCAATTAATTTAGGTCAACGAGGTATAGGTAACAGAGCAGCAGCAAGGTGTTTATACTTAACAGACTTAGATTGGGATTCAATGCAAGACTGCATTATTGTGTTTATGCTAAGTGGATACGAACGTTTTGATTTTTTTAGACAAGACATGCATTTTGATGAAGAGCCTCATTTTACAAGGCATAGAGAACACCCTTACAAACGTGCTCATCATTATAACTTTAACACTGTATGGCCAAACGATTCTGACAAATTTTGGAAAGCATATACGATACACTGTTGGAGTGAAACTTGCGCAAGTATGGAAACGCTTTGCAGTATTCTAGAAGTTCAAAATTTTTGCAAAGCATACGGATTTAAGTTTGTTCTTGCAAATGCATTTGATTATAGAGGTAAACATGACCTTACAACTAAAACAGGCGGCTTGCACGAACAAATAGATTGGACAAAATATATACACGATTATAGACATTATGATCAATTTGTAGATTTGCTAGTAGAAGCAGATGATTGGTTACAAGGCGAACATGAAAGATCACAATGGTGGGATAGATATCATAATTTAGATTATCCTAAACAGTTTCTAACAAATGATATTCATCCAAATATTGATGGCTACAAGTTAATGGCAAAAGAACTTGCAGATTTTATTACTGAAACATATGGCTTGACAACTACAAAAAATCCTGTATAATTTATAAAAAGGATTTCGTATGAGCGATTACAATCAGTCTGCAGATATTGCAGAAAAGCAATTAAAGAATATCAGCAAGACAATGTGTTATGCAAAATGGACACAGGTTTCTATGCATCTTACAAATGGTAAAACGCATAGTTGCTATCATCCACCATTGCATGATATGGATGTTGATTCTGTAAAAGCAAATCCTAAAGCCTTACATAATACTGCACAAAAGAAAGAGGAACGTGCAATGATGCTTAAAGGTGAGCGTCCTGCAGGTTGTGCATATTGTTGGAAGATTGAAGACGTAGGCGGCCGCAGTGATAGAATATATCGTTCCGGAGAATATTGGGCACAGAATAGCAGAAGTGATATTATCGATGCACTAGATACAGGTGACGTAGATCCACGCTATATGGAAGTTAATTTTAATCAAGCATGTAATTTTTCTTGTATGTATTGTTCTCCGCATCTAAGTACAACATGGGAAGAAAAAATCAAAGAACATGGCGAATTTAAAATACTAGATGCAGAAGGCAAAGAAACAGGACATAACAATTTAGAGTATTTGCAAGAAAAGGGACTTATGCCTTTAAAAATACGGCAAAGTGAAAACCCATATCTCGAAGCTTTTTGGAAATGGTGGCCTAGTTTATATAACAAACTTGAAGTGTTTCGTATTACAGGCGGCGAGCCATTAATGGATATCAATACATTTCGTGTACTTGAATACATCTATGAAAATCCAAACACATGGCTTGAATTAAGTATTACAACAAACATGTGTCCTCCTAAAGAAGAACTTATGGATAGATTCTTATCTAAAGTTAAAAAACTTGAAGAGATACAAATTTGGGAAGATAAAAATCGTTGGAATCCGGGTAGTGGAAACAACTGGTATGTTAACATGGCATTGAAAAACTTTGCGTTGTTCATTTCAGTTGACAGCGTAGGCTCACAAGCAGAATACATACGTGGCGGATTAAAGTGGGATACAATGACAAGTAACACTATGCGTTTTCTAACAGAAACAAAAAATACAACTGTTACGTTTATTAATACTTTTAATGCTTTGTCTGTGCCAAAAGTAAAAGACTATTTAGAATATGTGTTAAAATTAAGACAGCGTTTTAGCGCAAGTAATCAAGGTGTGCAATATATTCCTATACACGACCCTTACACTAAACACAATGATTACGAAATACATCCTCGCCAGCGTATTTGGTTTGATATACCTCTAATTAGATATCCTGACTGGCAAACTATTCAAATTTTAACACCAGACTTTGACAAGTATCTTGAAGAAGCAATTGACTTTATGAAAAAAAATAGCGATGTAAGCGACTTTGCAGGATTCTATGATTTTGAAATTGCAAAACTAGAACGTAATCTTGCTATAATGCGTGAACGTGTTGACATTGATCAAAACAAAATAGAATTAGATAGAAAAAACTTTGCAAGGTTTTTTGATCAGTATGACGAAAGGAACTTTTTAAAATTTGTAGAAGTATTTCCTGAAATGGAAGATTTCTACAAATTATGTAAAAATCTATAATGTATGATATCTTTTTTATTGGTGTAAAGAATGACACTTATGAATATCTAAAAGCAAATTTTGTTACAGCAAAATATGCACCTAATTTTTTAACTGCCCAAAGTCAATCCTTAACAGACTTTTTTTGGGTAGTTCCTGATGATGTAAGTATAGTAGAAAATTTTACATTTGACTATGAACCTGATGATTGGAGTAGGCATTACAATCATGTGTTTCTTAATGATACTGAATATGACGGTGTGTGTTTGATTCCTAAAAATAATGAAATTACTCTAGACGAAATTGGAAAAAGATGTTATAATAAACAAAAACAAGTAGAAGTACAAGTTAGCGTACCAAAACCGTATGATAAGTTTTATATTGAAACATACAATGATTATAAAGACGCACTGGAGTCGTCAAACACTGCAATGTTTTGGGCATTATCGCATAACTTAGAATTAAAGGAAGACTTTGACTTTGATTTACATTTTGCACATGATAACATATATGACAAAGAAACAAATCATGTGTTCGTCCACGAAGTAAATGGACAAAAGTTATACAATGGAGTAGCACTGTTGACAAAAGCAAGAATTTTAACAAAAAAAGAAATTGAACATCGTTTTATTGTAAACAGAAAAGAATGGAACATTGTAGCAAGTGGACCCGTAAAATATAATAAATTTGTAATTGATAGTTGGGAAGACTATCAACATGCACTTGAAAATTCAAAGACAGAAATGTTTTGGGGAACAAGTGCTAATATTGATACAAGCGGTTTTGCATTTGATACTTATTTTACACATGACAATGAATATGATAGAAAAACAAATCATGCATTTATACATCGTGTAGATAATGATGATTTATACAATGGTGTATTTTTATTTTCAAAACATGCACCAGTGTCGCAAAGAGAAATTGAGCATAGATTTATTGTAAATCACAAACCATGGGATGTAGTGGCAAGTAAACCTATACAATATGATAAGTTTCCTATAGACAGTTATCAAGACTATGTAACAGCATTAAATTCAAGCACCACAGAAATGTTTTGGGGTATTCCTAAAGATGTAGACGTTGCTGATGATTTTAAATTTGATTTATACTTTGAACATTCTAATACATATGACCGTAGTGTTAATCATGCATTTTTAAATAATGATACATATGATGGCATTATGCTTTTTAGTAAGCAGTCGCCGGTATCACAACGTGAAGTTGATTATAGATTCTATGCAAACAAAAAAGAATGGGACATTGTAGCAAGTACACCTAAACCCTTTGATGTGTTTAATATTGATACGTATGAACAATATCTACAAGCATTAGATAATACAACAACAGAATTGTTTTGGTTCAGTACAAATAATATTGCACTTGATGAAACGTTTGTTAATAGTTTTTATATCAGTCATCATGAGCAAATTGATAGAAAACAAAATCATAGTTTTGTACATAAAGTAGAAGATAAAGACTTGCGCACTGGTGCATATCTATGTAGTATTCATAAACCTGTAAGTAAAAAAGAAATAGAACACAGACATCTAGTAGAACGTAAAGAATGGAATGATGTTGCTAGTGGACCTGCACAATACGATAGATTTAATGTTGAATCTTGGGAAGATTATTTACGTGCAGTTAAGATGAGTAAAACTGAATTGTTTTATGCAGATGATCCTAATATTGATACAAGCAAGTTTAAATTTAATGTGTATTTTGATCATTCAAATACATATGATAGAAAACAAAACCATGCATTTGTACACAAAGATGGCTCTGAAACAGGTTACAATGGATTGTTTTTGTTGTCTAAACAATCTCCTATTACCAAAAAGGAAATTGAACACAGATTTGTTGTTAACCACAAGCCTTGGAATATTATTGCAAGCGAATACAAAATTTATGATGTTGTGTTTATTTCATATCAAGAACCTAATGCAGACGAAAATTATGAACTACTGCTAGAACGTGTACCAAATGCAAAACGTGTACATGGAGTAAAGGGCATTCACCAAGCACACATTGAAGCAGCAAAACTTTGCGAAACTGAAATGTTTTGGATTGTTGATGGTGATGCACAAATTGTAGATGATTTTAGTTTTGAATATCGTGTTCCACGTTGGGACAGAGATATGGTGCATGTATGGCGTACACAAAACCCAATTAATGATCTAGTATATGGCTACGGTGGACTAAAACTGTTTCCGAGAATGTTGACTATTAATATGGATACAAGTAAGCCTGACATGACAACAAGCATTACAAACAAATTTAAGGCTGTACAACAAATATCAAATTTAACTTGTTTTAACACAGGACCGTTTGAAACATGGAAATCAGCATTTAGAGAATGTTGTAAACTTTCATCGGGTGTTATTGATAGACAAAAAGATTTAGAAACACAAGAACGTTTAGATATTTGGTGTACAAAAGGTGTAGACAAACCGTATGGCGAATATGCTATTGCAGGTGCAAAAGCAGGAGCAGCATATGGTAAAGAAAATGCAACTAACGTTGCTGCATTAAAACTTATTAATGACTTTGATTGGCTAAAGGATAAGTTTAATGCAGACACATGAATTACTTGATAGATTTGAATTGATGTATCCTAGAGATACTAGATTAAGTGATTTGCGTAGAGCATATATTGATAGAGATATGAGTAGTATCTTTAGATTACTTCCTACTGTCATACGTGGAAGTACAGATGATTTGCGTAAAGTAATGATGGAAAATAATTTACATAGTTTGTTTAGACTTGCCGAAGATGAAGAATTGCGTAAGTTATTATTAGAAAACAATACATATAAACTTTGGCCAGTATTGAAAAGATTTAAAGATACAAGATTTATCGATGCGTTTAAAAATCTACAAATAAACAATATTGAATACGACACAGATTGTTTTAGTAGAGGACAACTTGAAAGTAAACTTTGGTTAGTACAAGAATTACAAAGACAAAAAATTGATTTAGGCACAGTATTTTTATGTGCAGGGTGGTATGCTACACTTGCTACAATGTTATTTGAGAGTAAAGTAAATGTAGAAAAGATTCGTAGTTTTGACATTGATCCTACTTGTGCAAATATTGCTGAAGTTTTCAATAAGCCTTGGGTAAAAGAAGAATGGCAGTTTAAGGCGTGTACACAAGATATTATGGAAATTAAATGGGACGGACATAGTTATCCTGTATCTAGAAGTGACGGTAGTGTCTGTATGCTTTACGATACGCCAGATACAATTATCAATACCAGTTGCGAACATATAGAAAACTTTGCAGAATGGTATAAAAATATACCACAAGGTAAATTAATTGTGCTACAAAGCAACAACTATTTTGAAATCAAAGAACACGTAAATTGTGTAAATGATATTTACGAATTTAAACAAATGGCACCAATGAGTGAATTGTGTTATATGGGTATGCGAGAATTACCTAAGTATACGAGGTTTATGTTAATTGGATTTAAGTAAGTTTACAACTAGACAGTTGCAATTAGAATGTGCAAGAGCACTGAGTACAATGCAAGCAACCAATAACAACATATGGCAGTTTAACAAAGAAGCACACCATAATAGTTGGAACTGGTATTGTGCTGTCATACACTGGTATATCGATCAGTATGGTGATTTACCTAGTAAAGTTGGCCCTGGCGTGGATGTGGAGTTAGTATACGATAATGTATAATTATGAAGATATTAAAACTATTCATTTAGAAGTTACACAGAACTGTCAAGCCAGTTGTCCAATGTGTGATCGAAATATGAATGGTGAAGGAATAAATCCTCATATTAACCTTGATGAATTGTACTATGAAGATTGCGTAAAGATATTTAATGCTTCCTTTATAAAACAATTGGACACAATGTACATGTGTGGTAATTTAGGAGATCCTATTGTTGCACGAGATACACTTGAAATATTCAAATATTTTAGAAAGCATAACCCTAATATGTGGTTAAGCATGAATACAAACGGAGGAGCAAAAAGTGAAACGTGGTGGCGTGAATTGGCCCAAGTCTTTGGTAGAATGGGCACTGTTATTTTTAGCGTGGACGGTCTTAGGGATACTAATCACTTATACAGGCAGGGTGTTGTCTGGGACAATGTAGAACGCAACATGCGAGCATTTATCGATGCTGGTGGCAGAGCACGTTGGGATTTCCTTATTTTTGAACACAATCAACATCAAGTAGAAGAAGCAGAAAAACTTGCTAATGTTTGGGGGTGTGAAAAGTTTATGAAAAAGAAAACTGGCAGGTTTATTACACAAGATTCTAAAAAGAAAGAATCGCACCAAGCAGTTGATCGTAAAGGCAAAGAAACTACTGAACTAAAAAAGCCCGATGAAAAGTATCAAAACAAAGCTTTAACTAAACAGGATAAAATTATAGAAAAATATGGCAGTATGGATGCATACTACAATGCTGTTCCTGTTATATGTAAAGTAAAAAAAGAAAACAGTCTGTTTATAACAGCAGAAGGATTAGCATTGCCTTGTTGTTGGACTGCTGGACGTATGTACAAGTGGTGGCATAAAGATCCTAAGGTAGAACAGATATGGGATTTTATTGAAGATAAAACTAAACTAGATGCACGTAATGGATTAGAAAAAGTTTTTGAAACGGGTATATTTGACGCTATACAAGATAGTTGGGATAAGCCAAGTTGTTTTGCAGGTAAATTAAAAGTTTGTGCTATGAAGTGCGGTGCAGAATTTGATCCATTTGCGGAGCAATTTAAATGATATTATTTAATGGATGCAGTTTTACATACGGCGATGAATTAGGAGATCCTAAAAATACATGTTTTGCTGCACTTGCAGGAAAAAAATTAAATCAAGATTTTAAAAATTTAGGAACACCCGGCGGCAGTAATCATAGGATTATAAGAACTACATTTGCAAATTTAGATGAAAATATTAAAGCAGCAGTTATACAATGGACGTCTCCTACAAGATTTGAACATTTTGTACAAGATAGTTTAGAGACAACCGATGGATATAGAAAAGTTACTTTACAAAAATTAGGACCTATTGATAAACATCATGATAGGACTATATGGAGAATGTTTCATGCAAACCAGTATAGTAAAACAAATCTAGCACTTAAAAAATATGCAGTGTTAGTTAGAACTTATAGGGCAAACTGTATAGAATTTTTATATCAAGTACACCAAATTCAAACAGCCTTAAGATTGGCAGATATACCTTATTTTATGGTAAACGGACTAAAAGAACTACATCTAGATATATTTCCTGATAATCTTTCCTATTTAAGAAATAGTTGTCCTATATATAATAAAATTGATTGGAGTGACAAAGTTTGGTTGTTAGATCCAAAAACCGATAGTTTAGAAGATTGGGCTAAACGTAACAATTATGCTATAGGTTACGGCGGGCATCCACTTGAGGAAGCACATGATGCTTTTTCTGATATAATACTAGATAGATTGAAGGATAAAATATGATAGAGATACATTCAGATCCGTTTACATACTACACAAAAGAAAAGTTTTTTAATGATGCGACATTTTCTTACCTAGATAAAACGTATCCTTACGATAAAATTTATCAATATGCAAAACTCGAAGGCACTCATGAAGCAAAAGGTATTTCTGAAAATAATTATGTTTTACCATTAGAAATTGCAGATTATGAAGACGGTATTGATGAAGGAAAACAAGAACAATTTTATCCTGCATTTGACACTATACTTGATGAATTGCCTAAACTAAAAAAAGTAATTTATGGTAAAGATTTTGATCATGATAGTTTTTATGTAAATTATCATCACGACCTTGACGGTAGTTTTATAGAAACACACAATGATTTAAAAGACTTTAGGTGGTTAGTAACTTGTCAAATTTATTTTGATTACGGTAATCAAGGTGCATGGACAGTAGACAAACATGGAGAAATGCACAGTCAAGTACCTCAGAAACCTAACTTCTTTTATGCTATACCTGCTACTAATTACAGTTGGCATTGTGTAGATGACATTGTTGATACCAAAAGATCTATATTATTTAGATTTGCTAAACGCAGACATAGAAGTGTGTTACGACCAAGTAAAAGTAAATTAGCATTTGTTATTGATAATACAATTAAGCACAGTGATAAGACTTATATTAAAATGAGTATGCGAATGGGCAATCTTACAGAAGCATGGCTTGCTTCAAAAGACTGTGAAAATATTTTTCATACAAAATGGAAAGATGAAGAACAAAAACAAAGGCTGCTATACCATCTTATTGAAAGAGGATATGATCCTGTTGTTATTCCTTCTGGGTGTTTTCCTGATAATCCTTTAAGTCCTGAACATGATGAATATATAGTAATCAAAGAAAAGGATGCAGAAAGATATGATAATATGGTTTTTAGAAAAGATGATTCTGATCCTTTGTTTTGTAAAGCAGAAGAAATATTAGAAAAACACAATCCTATGGAATACGAAGACGTATGATAAAAACACTCGAAGATATGCGAAGCGAATTAGAAAGATTAGGATTAAATCCTGATACTTTTTGCTTTGCACCTTATATAAATGCTGACTTAGATCAGTCTGGTTCTGTGTATACTTGTTACAGAGGTAGAGAACGTGTAGGTAATTGGAAGAAGCAACCTTTTACACAACTTTTTAACAATGATGACTATAAAGATATTAGAAATGATCTTTATTGCGGAGAAAGAAATAAAAATTGTGTAAGTTGTTGGAATGCAGAAGACTCTAATAGTAAATCTCCTAGAATGGATTTCTTTGGTGATTTTGAAAGACAAGTTGAAGATAAAGACGCCCTAATAGATTTTATTAAAAATAATCCAGTCGAATCTAGACTTACTGATCTTGAAAGAATAGAAATAAGACCTAGCAACTTGTGTAATTTACAGTGTATGCATTGCGGTCCGAATAGTAGTACATTATGGGTAACAAGTTTAACTGATAAAGAAACCTTTGACATATATGAAGAAACATCATATGATGTTGGTAAAGAAGTAGATGATTTATACGAACCTGTTACACATAAAAATATTTCTAAATTATTTAAAGTTGCTCTTAATAGCGAAAGTAGTTATAAAGAGGATATAAAAGAATTACTTGCATCTGCGTCTATGATTCATTTTACAGGCGGCGAACCTCTACTCACTCCAGAACATATAGACTGGCTAGAATATATGACAAGTAAAAATCCGCAAGATCAAAAATTAGTATACAATACAAATTTAAACGTCAAAGATATATCAAAATATTTAAAATACTGGATGCAATTTAAAGAAGTAGAAATTGTTTGTAGTATAGATGCATCGTTTGATACATATGATTTTTTTAGAATGCGTGGAGATATTGAACTTGTAAAAAATAACTTACGTAGAATAAAAAATTTCAATCTAAATAATATTATTCTAAAAGGTACTGTAACATTTAATATGTTTAGTGCTTTACGTTGGACTGATATTTTAAACAATTGGTTAGAGTATGATTTATTGTTTCATACTAGTCTAGTACTAGATAATCCTGTATCTAGTTTAGAATTACCAGATTCTATTAGACAAAGATGTATAGACGAAATGCAAGACAGTATTGAAAAAGTAAAACTGTCGACAAATAATAAAGATTTTATTGACAGGTGGGAATACTTTACAAATGATTGTTTAAATTATATGAAAAATAATTTTAACGGTCAAGAAAAATTATCTGAAAGATCTACAAAATATATTAAACTCTGTGAACGTATTAACAATAAAAAAATGTTAGATTATTTTCCTGAATTAGAGGAATATGTTTAGTGGATTACAGAAAGTTTGAAACATTAGAATTTAGTCCTACAACTTACTGCCAAGCAAAATGTCCTTTATGTCCAAGAACAGAGTTAGATGCAGAGGGCAAATTAGTATATAGACATTTTCCCTTAGAAACTTATAAGAAGATGATAGACACTACACCGAGTGGTGTTAAGGTAATTTATTTTTGCGGAGACTACGGCGATCCATTAATGCATCCTGATATAGAGGAAATGATAGATTACGGATGTGCTTCAGGTAGAGAAGTTCAAGTAGCAACAAACGGCGGCCTAAGACAGAAGGATTGGTATGTAAGTATAGCAAAACGTTGGAAAGATCAACTACGTTTAAATTTTGGTATAGATGGTATAACAGCAGAACAGAGTAGTAAATATAGAATTGATGTAGATTTTGACAGAGCATGGGAGCATATGATTGCTGCAAATAAATCGGGTGCAGTAGTATGTTGGGACTTTTTAGTTTTTACGTTTAATTATGAAAGTGTACCTAAAGCTATTGAATTAGCAAGAAAAAATAAATTAGAAATGGACATAAAATTAAACACTAGAGATTGGGATTATAAAATTGTAGATAAAGAAATGAAAGAACAAGTCTTTGCTTGGGCAGATCAAGTAGGGGAATGGAAATGGTATGACAAAAATTAAATGTAGGACAAAAGGCATTATTATAGATACCGACGGACATGCCTGGCCATGTTGCTGGACACTGACTGAACCTGACATGTCTCCTTACATAAAAAGTTTAAATAAAGATTGGAATTCTATTGCAAAAAATGGATTAGATGCTATAATAGATAGTGAAGCATTCAGTAAGCATTTTAATACTGAAGGTTGGGAAACAAATCCTGATCCTATATGCAAAAAATTTTGTAAAGCGATAAACAATGGATACAAAACACACAAAGATTAGCGACACATTTTGTTTATTACCTTGGGTGCATTTAAGCACAAGGCCAGACGGTAGTATGCGGGTATGTTGCACAGCAAATGCAAGTTCAGTTGGTGCAACAAATGATAAAGAACATGGCGGACAAGTAGGTATTCTCAAAGATGAAGAAGGACGACCTAACAATTTAAATGTAAGTGACTTTCAAAGTGCTTGGAACAGCACATACATGAAGAATGTACGCAAGCAAATGCTTGCTGGTGAAAAACCACCTAGTTGTTTAAAATGTTTTAAGGAAGAAGCAGCAGGTCATCGTAGTAAACGTATGTGGGAAACAGACTACTGGAGTCAGCGTGTTGATGTAGATAAAATTCTACAAGAAACAAATGAAGACGGCAGTGTTCCTCCAAACTTAGCATATATTGATTTACGTTTTGGAACAAAATGCCAACTTGCATGTGTAATGTGTTCACCGCATGATAGTTCAGGATGGATTAAAGATTGGAAAGCAATTTTTCCTGCTGTTAAAAATGAGTCTCTCAAAGAAATTATGCAATGGGAAAACAAAGGTAGTACAAACGGAAGTAGTTACAACTGGCACAAACAAAATCCTGTGTTCTGGGAACAATTCTATGAACAAATGCCAAGTATGCAGCAGATTTATTTTGCTGGCGGCGAGAGTCTTATTATTGAGGAACATTATGAAATACTTGAACATGCAATTAAAATGGGCTATGCAAAAGATCTTGAACTACGTTACAACTCAAATGGAGTTGAATGGAGAGAGGATTTATTTGATTTATGGCGAGAATTCAAACTTGTGCGTTTTCACTATTCGATAGATAGTATTAAAGAAATGAATAGTTACATTCGTTATCCAAGCGAATGGAAACGTCAAGAAGAAGTGTTTCATATTTTAGATACACAAACTAGTGATAATGTAGAAGTTACTATTGCATGTGCAGTACAAGCACTTAATGTATATTATCTTCCAGACTTTATTCAATGGAAATTAGAACAAGGTTTTAAAAAGATAAACATGTGGCCCTTCGGCGCAGGTGGTATTAGTCAGCACTTTGTTTATTGGCCTGCGCATCTAAACGTAAAAGTATTGCCCAAATGGTTCAAAGAAGAAACGAGACGCAAGTATGAAGCATGGTATCCTTGGTGGGAGCAAAATTGGGAACTTGGTATTCCTAGTTGGCACAAAGGTAAAGTTACATACGAACAATTTCGTAGTGCAGAATATGGAATAAAACGTCTTAATGGTATTCTTAGCTTTATGGAATCAGAAGATTGGAGCAGACGTTTGCCTGAAATGAAAGAATTTTTAGACTTATGTGACAAGCAACGTGGCATAACATTTGCAGAAACATTTCCTGAAATGAAAGATATATTTAATGAGTAAGAACAGTTGTGTATTGCCTTGGAAGCATATGGCGATTGGCGCTGCTGATGGCAAACCTACAGTTCTACCTTGTTGTAGATTTAAAGCATTTGGAGAAAGCGAATTTAAACAGTACAAGTTTTTGCCTCCGGAAGAAGCAGTAAATCATCCTGAATATTTCCAAAAAATTAGAGACAGAATGAAGGCTGGCGAAAAATTGCAAGAATGTTCTAAATGTTGGGAAGAGGAAAAACTAGGTGGACGCAATATGCGTATGCACTTTAACCAACTTTACGGATATATAGAAGATAAATTTGAACTAGACTATTTAGAAGTATTTTTAAGTAATCATTGTAATCTTGCATGTAGAATGTGTAATGTAGACGAAAGCACAGCATGGGCAAGATTGTATAATGCTGCATGGAAAGATGCTCCTAGAACAGATAGTATGAAGCACCATGTGCCTGATTATTATTACAATCAAGGTGGTAAAGTTAAACCAGAAGTTAATACAGTTCGAAACTTTGATTTAACTAAGTTTAACAAACCAACAATGATTAAAATACTTGGAGGCGAACCATTTATGTCTCCAGAACATTCGCCATTTTTACAAGACTTAGGAAAATATGATGATTTGTCTGACGTATCTATAGTCTATCATACAAACGCAACTAAATTTCCTACAAAAGAAGATATCGAAGTTTGGAAAAAATGTAAAAGTGTTGAACTTTGTTTTTCAATTGATGGCTACGGTTATGGTAATGACTATAATCGTACTTTAAGTAATTGGAACGAAATTGAAGAAAATGTAAAAAATTATTTAAATTTAGATGTTAATTTAATTTTTGGTGTACATAGTTGTTTAAGTGTATTTTCTATTTGGAGTTTTAATGAATTATCTGAATGGGTGCAAAATATCATACACAAAGATAAGCACTCAGTAGATTGTATTAGATGGCCAGAATACACATCTATTGGTACAATGCCAGAAAAGTATAAACAGCACCTTATAGACAAAATGGAAACTTGGGGTAATGTACAGCCGTTTCATAAACGTGCAATTATGCAAGCATTAAAAGGCGGCGAAACTAATTTACAATTATGGAATGAACTTCTTAAAAGATCGGCAGATATGGATGCAGTTACAGGATTAGACTATAAGAAGGTTTTACCTATTGACAATACAGGAAATTTGTGCTAGTATGCTAATATTAATGGAGAACTATATTGGCAACTTTTACCGAATTTCAAAAACTTACTGATATCATTGTAGGCGGCACTTACAATGCTGAAGATTTTAACGATGTTCCTGACCCAGATGCAAGAGATTTACTTAAACGTGTAAATGAAGAAACTGCTGAAGACTTAGAATCTTTAGTAAAGATACTTGAAGATTTAGATGTTACAGTACATCGTCCTAACAATCTAATGCAATATAGTTGGGATAAAGCAACTGTACAAACGCCATGGTTTGGTAGTCATTTTCCTAACCATCCACTTATGCCAAGAGATGTTTTAGGTGTGTTTGGCAACACTATCGTAGAGCACTATACAGCAAGCGGCGGCAGATTTTTTGAAAATCTTGCATATACAGATATTAGTAGGCAATTCTACGACAATGGTTATAGATGGTTAAGTATGCCTATGGCAAAACTTACAAGCAAAGCACCTCCATATAATGAAAACGATCAAATTATGTTCCATGCTGCAAACATTATTAAGTGTGGTAAAGATTTGTTTCATTCTCAAAGTGGTAATAAAGATCTTAAAAAAGGCAAAGGTACCGATGTTGGATTAGAGTGGCTGAAAAAAGAACTAGGCGATGAGTTTAGATGGAACGAAGTTGCTGTTGGCGGACACTGTGACGGCAAGATTGCACTATTAAAGCCGGGTGTACTAATGACATGGAACAAAAAATGGATACCAGAAAAATTACAAAACTGGGATATTATTGAAGTGTCTAGCGAAACAGAACTTCCAGACGAATTTGATAAAATGCGTAAACAACGTTTTTACAAAGATTTTATCGATGAATATTTTAGTCATTGGACAGGTTACGTAGATGAAACAGTTTTTGATGTAAATGTGTTAAGTGTGTCTGAAGAGTATGTTATTTGCACTGGCACAAACAAAGAAGCATTTGCAAGAATGGAAAAACAAGGTATTACACCTATCTACTGGAACTTTAGACATCAGTATTTTTGGGATGGTGGTGTGCATTGTGTAACACAAGATTTAGCAAGACAAGGTTCTCAGGAGGACTATTTTGCTTAATAACTATAACTGCATTGCGCCGTTTAAATGCGTTGCCATTGATTATGATGGCAATGTAAAGCCTGATGCAATTTATAAAGTTCCACTAGGTAATTTAAATAATAATTCTTTAGTGGACATATGGAATGACAATCCTTGGACACAACTAAGAAAAGATCATTCACAGTTTCAACAAAACAAAGGCTGCGAAAAGTGTTATAAAAAAGAAGAACTAAGTGGACACAGTCGTAGATTGTTTTTTGAAACACTATTTGTTGACCGAGCAACCTGCTATAATAATAAACCTATAGTAACAGATATTAACACACCTAGTTTTTTAATGCTTGATGTTATTCCTAGTAACAAATGCAACTTAAAATGTATACATTGTAGTGGTGCAGTTAGCACAGCATGGGTTGCAGATGAAAAAAAATTACTTAAAAATATGACAGGTTATTGGAGAAACAGCGATTATGGACATTTTGTGTTAGATGATTCTGTAATAGATAACATTTTTGCCGATACTAGTGTGTTTGAAGATTTGTGTTATGTTGCTATACGCGGCGGCGAACCAATGTATGAGCCTAAAAATCGAGCAATTTTACAAAAGCTAATTGACTTAGGACTTAATAAACAAGTTACTATTGACATAAGCACAAATGCTACAGTAGATGATGAGCAATTGTTTGATCATTTACGACAGTTTAAAAGTCTTATATTTTATATTAGTATAGAAGGTACAGGAGAACTGTACAACTATACAAGAGGCGGCAATAATTATGACATATCTGTTGTTGAGAACATGATTGAAAAACTTAAAACATTTGATAACCTTGAAGAAGTGTGTATAACATTTACAACAATGGCTGCAAATGTATTTGCCATTAGAGATGCTTGGAATTTTGTTCAAAAATATAAAGATTTTTGTAGTTTTAGTTTTTCAAATACAGTTGTTAATCCTGCCTATCTTAGTTTAGATGTGTTAAGTGCAGAAATGAAAGAACAAGCAGCATCTATGATTGAAGATATTGATGATAAAATAAAATGGCCAGGCCAGGATAATTACTATTCTGTAGGTATAACCAAATTAGCACAACAACTTAAAAAGCCAGAACATGCAGAACAACAGAAATTGTGGAAATATTTTAAAGAATACATTATTGATTTAGATAAAATAAGAAATACAGATTTTATTAGTGCTGCTCCGCAATTTAAGGAGTATTGGAATGAGTAAACAATGGGAATCACTATATAAAAAGTATTTAGGAACAACGGGAAATAGTGCTAAGATACACGAGTGTCCTAAATTCTTATCAAGACATGTTAAAGAGCACGGGTGGTTCAATAGAGATTTTAACGTACAAGACGAATATTTGAATTTTTATCCTAAATGGATTGAATCATCTGTATCTACAAAGGTTAGAGGATTAGAAACTTTACCTAATCGTTATGTAAGCCTTGGTGTAACACAAACACTAGACTGGTTTCATTTAGAGTGTGCTAGAAATGGCTGGCGTATGCGTTTGTTACGTGGAGAATATCCTTACAACAGAGATGTGTTTGACTTTGATTGGGATACCTATATCGATGATGCACCATTAGAGCGTGGAGATGCAGTAATTATTAGTGTGCCGTTTAGTGGCTCGGGCAATGTGCATCCAATGTACGAAGAAATAATGGAAACTTGTACAAAACTTGATATTCCTGTAATGGTTGATTGTGCTTGGTTTGGCACTTGCTACGATTTAGAATGGAGAGTAGATTATGATTGCGTTAAAGTAGTTGCATTTAGTACAACAAAAGGTTTGCAAACAGGCAATTTTCGTAGCGGTATATGTTTTAGTAAATGGACACACGGTTCTCTTGCTGTACAAACTGAATGGCATCACGGAATACATGCAAATACATATGCAGGGTTAATGCTAATGAAAGAATTTTCACCAGATTTGGCTGCAAATATATACAAAGAACATCAAACACAAGTTTGCAAAAAATTTGGACTTACACCTACTAATACAGTGCATATTGCATTAGGAAATGAAGAATGGAAATATTTCCATAGAGATAAAGCATATAATAGAATTAATATTAGGTTACCTTTATTAGATGCAAGGCAAGGAAAATTAGAAGATGAAATACATAGAATGCTGTGAATATTATAAAAACAACATAATCCATAACTTTAGTCCTGCAAAAAAGATTGACAATTTTTTTACAGAAGAAGAAATAGAAATTCTGAGACTTTATCAATTTCAAAATGCAAGAACAGTAAAATATCAAGCATCGAGCAGCAACATTCAGCCACTGGCAAGTATTCCTATGTTATTTAGAAATGAAAAATGGCTTAGACAAAAGTTTTTAGAAATTTTTGGAGACTTTAGTGGCAATCATTCGGGTAACTATTTTATTTCTAATCAACCGCATGATGCACATCTTGATTTGATTACTGAAGAAGAAGGTGCACCTGAAGATCCATATTTTGATAATGTTATACCTTTTAAGAGTGTAATTATTCCTTTGTTTTTAACAAAAGGAGCACAAGCACATACTGCTTTTATGCACCAACGTAGAATCGGTTATAGTGTTATTTTAGACAGAGATGCAGAAAAAAGCCAAGATACAGCAATGTATGAAATATCAAGAAATTATAATAATTTTATTGATATAAATGGCGAGTTTATGGACCCGGAAAAAGATTATGGTGAATGGGATCCAAATAAATATCCACATATAAGTGAAAATAGTTTTCGTGGGTTAAGTCATGAAACTATACTAGAACAGGATGTAGGCAGTATTTTAGTTTTTGATGCATGTCAAGTACATGCAAGTATTGTAATAGATAAAGAGCCTTGGTTAAAAAATGCAATTAACGTACAATTTTACAAAAGTTATAACGAAGACTGATTTTGACAGTTTTCAAAAAGAGTTTTTAGATTGGGTAGTAGAAAAAATAGAAAAAGTGCGACCTGATAGCGGCTTTCCTATTTGTCCTTTTGCACGACGGGCTCGATTAGATAATAAAATACAATTTATAGACGGTAGAGAAAACTATCAGCATGACATATATCAATTTGACAGACGTAATTATGATATAGGTATTGTTTGGCTTGGCCCTAATGCAAATCTTTTAGAAGCGCAAAAATTTGTAAACAGATTAAAGGGTAGAGAATTAATTTATTTTTTAAGTACACCTACTTCTGGACATTTTGCTAAAAATCCTTGTAATTGTATTTTTATACAAGACAAAGGAGATATTCAAGTTAAACGTAAATATCTTGCGTCAACAGAATATTACAAAGATTGGCCAGAACAATACTTCTTTGAGATTATGAATAATGTCTGATACTTATTGCCCGTTACCGTGGACAATGTTAACAAGTACTACTAATGGATCTTATAGACCTTGTTGTGAATTTGTTTCCCAAGATAATAAAAAACGAGTCTTATGGCATCAAGATATTGCATTATATGAAGAATATATCGAACCTATAAAACAACAACTGTTAAATAACGAAAAACCTGTAGAATGTAAACGTTGTTGGGATAGAGAAGAACGTGGTCTAGAAAGTCAAAGAACACGACATTTGCACGAAAAAGGCAAAACTTACAATGCAATTGATTTAAAATTAGGCAATAAATGTAATTTAGGGTGCAGGCATTGTGAAGCAAATAGTAGTAGTGTATTACAATCAGAAATAAACAGAAATCCTGACGAAGATTGGACAGAAACACAAGTGTCTGATGCACGTATTAATTTTAGTGGAGACAATTGGGTAGATGCTGCACTAGAAAAAATTGAACATATGGAAGGACTAAAACAATTAAAGTTCACAGGCGGTGAACCTTTATACATTCCTAAAGTAAAAAATTTAATAAAAAACCATCCTAATAAAAAAGATATTAATATTGATATTGTAACAAATGGTTTACTTTTTACTGAAGAATTGGCAAATGATTTAGATGGCTGGAAAGATGTATTAGTTAATGTAAGTGTAGATGCAATCAAAGATCATTACAGTTATGTTCGTTGGCCTGGTAAATGGGAAGATCTAGAACCTAAATTAAATTTACTTGCAACAAAAAAACGCTGGAGAATTAATATTTGCATATCAGTTAGTGCATGGAACATTTGGCACTTACCTGAGACAATATTATATTTTAAAAAGAAAGGTTTTATGTATGATTTAAATTTTGTTGATGAACCTATTTGGCAGCATCCTTGGGTTTATCCTGAAAGTTTAAGGAATCAAATCATAGACAAATTTGAATATTACAATAATCATTTGTTAGATGATCTAGCAGATGTAGTAAAGTTTATGAAACCGTATGATGAAAAGTTATATAAAGAATTTTTGAAACAAAAAGAAATTAAAGACAGATTAAGGAAACAAACTTTTGAATTTGGATAATACATTTTGTATTTTGCCATGGATGCACCTTGCTACAAATGCAAGCGGCAATCTTCGTGTATGCTGTAACAGTACTCCTGGTAAGAATTTTATAACAAAGCCAGACGGTAAACCTTACAAAGTTTATAAAGACGATTTACAAGAAGCATGGAATAGCGAAGTTTATACAAACATTAGAAAACAGATGTTAAATGGCGAACGACCGGATATGTGTCAGCGTTGTTTTAGAGAAGAAGACGCTGGTGTTCGTAGTGCAAGACAAGCATGGAATGATAAATGGCAGCAAGAGAACAATTATACAGAAAAAGCACCTTTTGATGTAAAGTATGTAGACATACGATTGGGTAATTTGTGTAATTTAAAATGTCGTATGTGTAACCCTTATGCAAGTAATCAATGGGTTAAAGAATGGGCATTAGTAGAAGATGCATTAGAGCCTAGTGAGTACGAACGTCTTAGCAAAATGGATTGGCCTGAAAATGAAAAAACTTGGGAAAATCTTTTTAGCATTGCAAACACAGTAGAAGAAATATATCTAACAGGCGGCGAGCCTACAATTATCAAAGAACAGCATAAGCTATTAGACTATTATATTGATAATGGTACTGCACATAAAATAAAATTAAAATATAACACAAACTTAACAAATGTTCCGCAGCATTTAATTGACAAATGGAGTGAGTTTAAACAAATACAATTAAACTGTTCTATTGATGCAACAGACGATTTAGATAGATATATCAGATATCCGAGCAATTGGAAAAAAATTGTAGAAAACTTTGAAACAATACGACAATTGCCTAATGCAAATATAGAAATACATTGCACAGTACAAATGTATAATATTTTAAGATTAGACAAACTTATAGATTGGGCAGAACCTTACGGACATAAAATTTATTTTAATATTTTAAATCATCCTGAATATCTAAATATAAGATGCTTACCTAAAGAACTTAAGACACAAGCAAACATTATGCTTTGTAGATATAAGCATTTAGAAAAGGTACAAGGTATAATTGATTACATGTATGCAGAAGACTGGAGCGATAAGTTGCCGCAGTTTTATGAATATACAGCACAGTTAGATAAAAGTAGAAATGAAAATTTGTTTGACATTTTACCTGAATTGCGTTATAATACACTATGACTGAAGATTTAAAGTGGAGCGAATACGATTTTACAAAAATTCCGTTCGATGACCTCGTTAGCGTCGGCCAACGCACTATGTTATATAGAGATTTGTTTACTGTGTCTTGGCTTCTTGGCAGGTTTTGTAATTATCGTTGCAGTTATTGTTGGCCTTACGCTAGATCAGATCGCAAAGATCATAGACCAACTGAGTTATGTTTAAGAACAATAGATGAAATAAAGAGGCAAGCACGTGATAACGGTTTTAATAGCTTTCATTTTAGTTTGTCTGGGGGTGAGCCTACTTTTCATCCAGGATACTTGGATATTCTTCGGCATCTGGCTGATGATGTGCCTAATACTAATTATACTTCCATACATATGACATCAAACTGCTCTCGACCAATGAAGTGGTTTGAAGAATATGTAGAACGTGTTAAGCCGTTTCATAGAGCAAGCATTACTGCAAGTCTACATACCGAACACTTAAATACTGTTGATAAGTTGCAAGACTTTGCAGATAAATTAATTTTATGTCAGGAAAACGATGTTCAAGTTACAATTAATCAAGTCATGGTTCCAGACTGGTTTGAAAGAGACTGGGAAAACGCACTATTCTTCCACGAGCAAGGAATTAATGTCACCCTCAAGCCTCAATCGGATCCGACTGCGTCAAGAGTGGTTGATGGATACACTGGGGATATGCTTAAAAGACTCTGGAACGGAATGCCACAAAGAGCCTACACAGAAGAAAAGCGTAAATGGGCGGAACGCCCAAAGCCAAACTTCAGAGTAGATAAAGACGATAAATATTTACATCAGCAAAAGAGTGTTCCTTGGCACATGCAGGTAGAGTTTAAAGACTCTAAAGGAAAAACTTGGTACATGGACCAAGCAGAACGTTTTAATGCTTTTAATTTTAATAAATTCTGCGGATGGGAATGTAGTTCAGGATTCAGAAGCATTATCATCCGCGAACCAGATGGTTCTATAAAACGATCATATTCTTGTCATGATGCTCCGCTTGGCAATATTGAAACAGGATTTAAACTGTTTGATAAGCCAATGCCTTGTACAACACAAAGTTGTGTAAGTTCAGCAGATAGTAAAATACCAAAGCGTAGAGCAGGAGAAAAGATCCCGTTATTTCCGGGAGATAAGACATATGAAGAAAGTATATTTCACTCAAATTAATAATGTTATTGCTGAAGCAACTTTTCTGCCTCTCAGTGTTGCTTATGTATGGGAATACTGTAGGGCTAATGTTGAAGGTTGGGAACTGGGTGACATTATATTCGAACGTGACACTGTAGAAAATTATATGGAGAATATAAACGATCCTGATGTATTTGCAATTAGCACATATGTTTGGAATTGGAATATTAGCCAAGAACTTGCACGAGCAGTAAAAAACAAATTTCCTAATTGTTTGATTGTAATGGGAGGCCCACAAGTGCCATACGATCAAACATGGCTTTCAAAAAACAAAGACATCTGTGATGTTATTGTTACCTATGCAGGAGAAAGAACTTTTGCAGAAATATTAAAGGGTAATTTAGATGCACCTGGTATTATGACTGTAGAAAGTTATATACCTCCTAAACCAGATAAAGACATTACAGACATTCCTAGTCCTTATCTAAGCGGGCTAATGGATAGCCTCATGAAGCCTGACAGACAATATAGTGCAATCATTGAAACTAACAGAGGTTGCCCATATGCTTGCACATTTTGTGATCAAGAAGCATTGTATTATAATAAAATTGCAAAATTTGAATACGCTAGAGTTATAAGAGAAATAGATTGGGTAGTTGATCATAATATTGACTTTTTGTATTTTGCAGATAGTAATGTAGGCATATTTGACAGAGATGTTGATTTTATAAAATACATTGCACATTGTCGAAAAGCGACAGGATTTCCTAGACAGATAGATTACAGCACTGCAAAACAACAACCTAAACGCATTGTAGAATTAGGACGTATATTAAATCAAGAAGCAAATATAAAACGTGGTGTAACAATTGCATTACAAAGTATGAATCCTGATACTCTTAAAGCTATTAAGCGTATCAACATTGCTAATACTAAATTAGAGGAAATGGTAGGAGAATACAATGCAGCAGGTGTTGATAATTATTGCGAACTCATAGTTGGCTTGCCAGAAGAAACACTAGACAGTTGGATAGAAGGTATAGGAAAAATACTCGAACTAGGTAGTGATCATGCTTTAACTGTACACCCTCTAAGTATTGTTCCTAACACACCTTTTGCAAAAGAGGAGTATAAAGACAAATACGGATTAAAATATGTGCCAACACCTGCACCTGCAGGCGGTAATACATATCCTGACGCAAGCGAAGGAGAAATTGATTTTGTCTGTCACCAAAGCAATAGTTTTACGACTCAAGATTATATAGATATGTATTTCTTTGCAAAAGGCATTGTTATTCCGCATCATTATCATGGAGTATCACAAGTAGTTGCAACATATTTGCAAAGAGAACATGACATACCATTAATTGAATTTTACAAATTATTATTTGATTGGAGTAAAAATAGTGGTACTGTGTTTAATAAAGAATATGAAGATCATACAAATAGTTTAAAGAGTAGTTTGTTTAATATGAAAACATGGGGCAGACCTATTGAAGGAGGCGACGATTTCCACTTTCAAGACAATGGTGCTACTGCTGCAACACTTTATAAAAATATAGATGATTTTTACAAACAAATTAAAATGCTTTGTTTAGCAAAATACAATGTTGATGTTGAAGAAGCACTAAAATTTAACAAACACATTTTAGATTTATATGGTAAAAAAAGGAATGTAGAAACATTTACAAAAAATTGGCACAGTTGGTTTTTTGATAGCAAGCCATTAAAAGATGTAAACACAAGTGTTTCGGTTAAGCCAAATGTATATCATAGTATAACAGATCATGCAAGACATTTATTTTGGTATGGACGTAAAAGTAAAAGATGTTTTTTAAAATCTACGGAGGAAATTAATGATTAGAGTAGGAGATAAAATACCTAACATAAAGACTATGCACAAAGTTGGTACAACAACACGGTGGATTGATACGTACGAATTATTTGAAAACAAAAAAATATTGTTGTTAGGTTTACCTGGATTATTTTTAGTCGAATACGCTGCAAGTCAAGCAAGAACTTATGATTTTTATTATGATAGATTTAAAGAACTAGGTTTAGACGAAATTTGGTTTACAAGTATAGATGACACATATGTACAACGTGCATGGATTAAAAACGATGGTTTGCAAAATATACAAGCGTTGCCAGATCCTACAGGCAAATGGGCAGAAACTATAGGAATGGCAGAAGATATGAGCAGAGAAGGTTTAGGAGAAAAGCGTAGTCATAGATATGCGATGGTAATCGATAATTTGATTATGAAACATATGAAGTACGAAGATTTTACACACAACCCTATGACCTGTTTTCAAGTAACAGATGCAGATACAATGATAAAGTATTTTGAAATTATACAAACAAATTATGAAAGGTGGAACGATGACGCAAGAGACAAAGTCGATGTTCTCGGAAGAGACAAAATCAACACCGTACTGTCGTGAACTTCCGACACTTTGGTACGATAGAGAATATTTGCTAGATCATTTAGAAAATATTGATAATGAAGATTGGTATCAATTTGATTGCGGCCATATTAGATGGACAGTGCATGAAGCGTTTAATCCAAGATTAGAATGTAAAAACTATAAATGGAGCGAGTTTCATTATGAACTTGCAATGTTGTTTAAGCCTGCTATTACACCTGACACAATGTTATACACAAGCACGCCTATAGGAGGCACACCACCGCATCAAGACAGAAACAGACCTGCTGTTCTTAACTTTGCTGTGCGTGGAAAGTTTGAAGATGTAAGTCCGCAAACATTTTATGAAGATTTTGATAGAAGCACTAAAAAATATGTAATGCCTTACAGTGTCAGCGAAAAAACTAATGAATTTGCTCCATGGATGTTTAAAGGTCCAGAAATACATGGAGTAGATAATGATGCAGATGAGGACAGAGTTATTATTACAAGTTGTTGGCGCCATAATAGTTATTCTGAAATAGAACAAGGGATGTTAGACGGTAGTATTATTAACTGGGAACAAAACGAAAAGAATAAAAGGATCAAATTTTTATGAGATATTATTACAAGTACGATATAGTTTGGCCAAAAAAAGATGTATTAAAAACAGCATTAGAATGCAATTTTGAAAGAGGTCAAGACAAAGCAGGCATTCTTTGGCCTGTAGAAGAATCGAGAGTTCCTAAATGTGAATGGTCAGAAGCCCTGCAAGACTTCACCGGGCAACACGTCAAAAGAATGTTTTTTAGTAAGATTCATTGGGGCGGTTTGCCTATACATAGAGATCATAATAGATTATGTGCATTAAATTTTCCTGTCACAGGAGATTTTGAAAATAGTTATAATATTTTTGTAGATGATTTTGATGACGAAATTGAAAGATTTAATGGAGAAGAAGTAGCGTTACTTAATACAAGACAGTTTCATGGTGTTACAAATAAAACAGAACATGATAGAATTGTTTTAAGTGTAAGTTTTTACGAGCCATTTAGAAATGTAAGAGATAGAGATTTTAAAAATAACGAGATATTTTATGTCGACTAAATTATTTGATTCTTTTGTGCATGATTTTTTACAATGGAGCAAAACTAGTGTTGAACCAAAAAATGCTTGTCCATTTGCAAAAACTTCACGTGTTAAAAATCAAATACAATTTTTAGATGGTAGTTCTAATTTTGATGTTATTCAAGATTGGGATTCTTCTAAAGAAATGGGTGTAGTGTATCTTGGACAAGATGTAGACAAAGAAATAATAATGGAAAAAATATATAAAGCAAGGGCTAACGATCCTAGTAAAGTTTTTTTCTACACTGCACCTATTAAAGGAATAAAAGATAATAATCCCTTTCAGTGTATAATAATTCATAATAAAAAAGAATTTATGTTGAAACAGCGTATGTTATATGAAAAAGGAGATTATTATAAAAATTATCCAGAAGAAAAATTAGACAAATTTATAAGTGTCTATCCAATAACAAAAACAACAAAGCAAAAAATTGGAACTGCAAAGCAAGGTAAAGTATTCCAACATTATTTTAAAGGACAAGGTAGTGTTTTAGATATTGGAGGCGCAGCAGGTAATTTATTATACTATGTACCTATAGCACAATACACATGTATAGATGTAAATGAAAAAGCAATTAAATTAGGTAAAGAAATTTATCCTGAGCATAATTTTATACATTGGAATAGGTACAACAAATACTATAATAAAACAGGATATGCTCTTTTGGAATTTCCAAAAGTCAGTCCACATGACTTTACATTTGTTAACAGTGTTTTTACCAGTTGTGATCACGACACTATAATGCATATAATGTCAAATATTCTTAAAATTACAAATAAAAAAGTTGTTTTTAGTGTATTTGATTATAACAACAAAGAACTAAAAAACAAGTTAGGAAATGCTGTAAATTATCATGACGTATCCAAATTAAAAAATGTTTTAGAATTTGAATTTAAAATAGATTGTAAAGTTTATAATCCTTGTAGTATAGATAATAATTTTGCAGTGTTTAGTATAGAAAGGTAAACATGTATAACAACCCTCTTAATAAATTAATTTGGGATAAAGTGCAAGAAATGTTTTATTGGAACATAGCACCAGAATCTCCAATATGCCAATTGCCGTTTACACAAGAATTTATTGATGCTTGTGAACAAGAATTTTCAATGACTGTTCGTGATATGCATTATCCTATCCATTTAGGAAAAGTTGATCAATGGTTTGGTAAACGTATGCAAGATTTTGTAAAAGAAATTGATAAGCAGTATCAACACAATTATTTTGTTGGCGAAAATGGTACAAGCACAACGGGTGTAGTAGGAACTATATATGATGTTGACGAAAAACCTATTACAAACAAATGGAATATTAGAGGACAAGCACTTGTAGACAGATTACAGGCTATGCAAAAAGAAAATCCTAATTTAACAATTTTAGATATGGGTTGCGGAGTTAACGAATACAAAAAACATTTAAATAATGTTACTGGAGTTGATCCGTATAGAGAAGAAGCAGATATTTTGTCCAAGCAAAGTGATTTTATTACTGAAGGTAAAACTTGGGATATAATCATTTGCTTTGGCCCACAGAATTGGTATACTTACGATGAACAATTTAGAAACTTCAAAAAACTCAAAGAATGTTTGGCACCGGGCGGGTTACTTTTGTGGTCGCACGTACATCACTATTATAAAGTATTTCAGCCCGATCATCTTTATGCGCACACTTGGATACACGGAGACATGGATCATGCTCAACGTAATAGTGCTTTTTATTTTTATGATCGCGATTGGAAATATACTTGGTATTTCAATTGGACTGAACATGCAGTAGAAACACTTGCTAAACATGTAGGATTGTCTATAGATAAAGTGGATTACGATCATTGTAATTTATATAGACCGCCTATGTATAGAATATTTGTGGAGATGTCTCATGGATAGGTGGGAATATTTAAAATCTCAGTCCGACTATCATTGGAATCCTAGTATAGATGATACAAAAGATGTTAGAATTATTAAGAATGTAGGAGGTAATGCATACATCAATGAAATAAAACAGATTATACCGATGCAAACTCCTATCATAGCAGAAGGCGAAGGATATGAGGGTCATATCGAACAAGGACAAATTTTGTATATGAACTATACAATAGAAGATGATTTCTTTTTTCCTAATCTTGCATATATAGGAAAACAATTAGGGTTTAATGATGGATATGTAACGACCATTCAAACACAAACAACAGGTATGAATGTTCCTCTACATATAGATTTTGCCTATAAAGAACTTGTTAGAGTAATAGTTATGTTACAAGATTGGTATTGGGGGCAAATTTTACAATTTGGTAATACTGTTTTACATAACTGGACAGCAGGAGACGTTCTATACTGGCCTGCTTCAGAGACTCCACACAGCACTGCTAATTTAAGTCCTTATTCAAGAACTATCGCTAAAATTACTGCAAAAAATGGAGTAAATGATAAATTTATGGAATTAATAAAATGAACAGATGGGATGTTACAGTTAAGCAAAGCAATTATGATTTCAATCCGTTCAGAGAAAGCGACCATGGCAAAAGCTTTAGAACTGTAGGAAATATTGAACCTACATGGAAAGATGAAATACCTATTGCAAATGCTAATCAATATGACTTTTATTGGCCTTCACCTGTGTCTCCAGAAGGTGACAGTTTTAATTATGACTATGAAGAATTGCTTTGCAAGGATTGGGGGATACCCCTAGACTTTGTTGTATACAGGCAGTGGACAACAACGGATGAAACACCAATACTAAACAGTTTAGCCGAACAAATTGGTTTAGAAAATGCACAAACAAACATTCAAACTCAACATACAGGAATGATGCTACACTTGCATATAGATAGTTTAACTGGTTTACGAAAAGAACGTACAGATCAAACAAGTAGTAGAGCAACAGACGATGAATGGGGTAGATGCTTTGTAATGCTTGATGATTGGGCACCTGGACATATTATTCAATTTGGTAATACCTACGTACCACCTTGGCATGCAGGAGATGTAATTTGGTTTGATTGGGCAAACATACCACATAGCACTGCTAACACTGGACCATGGCCTAGAAACATTGCAAAAATTACAGGTAAAGTTACGCAAAGGTATAAAGAGTTTGTTGGAATCTAAACCTAGTTGCTGGTTTGCTTATAAAGGTCTATCTGTAGATTCTACAGGCAACCTAAATCCTTGCGGCCATAGCACTTATAAGTTTGGAAAATTTACTGACTACAACTCTTTGAATGTTGACAGAACAAATGCTATAAAAGATTTTGATCAACATGTTCCGAAAGGGTGCATTTCTTGTACAAATAGAGAAGTGAGAAACGAACAAAGTAGACGTTTATATCATTACGATTGGTTCAGTCAACAGGTAAATTTTGATATAGAATTTTTAGATATTGATATAGGCAATCTATGCAATCTCAAATGTAGAATGTGTAATCCTGGACAGTCGTCTAGTTGGATAATAGATAGACAACTCAAAGATAAAGTTAATTTTACATTAGACGATTTTGATAATAATAAGATTCTTGATAATATAGATGGCGATATGATAAAATTTGTATCTAGTTTAGATTTTTTAAGGTATGTTATTATCAAAGGCGGTGAACCTTTTATGCATCCAAGATTCTTTGAGTTTATAGAATGTATTCCAAACAAGCATAACGTAACATTACAGATTATCACTAATGGTACACATAGATTGACCAAAGATGAAAAGAAATTGTTTGCTAAATTTGATAAACTCAATATTTTCTTTTCAGTAGAATCTGATGGAGAGATGTATCAATACATTAGAGGCGGAAAATTTACATTTGAAGAATCATTATATAATTGGAAATCTTACAAAACGTTTCCTAATGCAAATGAAATTGGATGGATTTATACTGCAAACATTTATGGTATCTATAATTTTGATAGTTTGCAGAGTAAAATAGAACACGCTATTGATCTTGGACATCAAGTTCTTGATCCTATGTATCTAAATCCGTTGATTACACCTTTACATATAAAACAAAAAATATTAGAAACTACAAACTATTCTCATTGGAAAAAATATTTTGCAACTAGTGCAGTTGATTTATTTAGTATAAGCATAGACAAACAATACGAACTGTTACACAATTTGTATTCTTACACAACAACATTAGACAATATTAGAGGACAACACCTTTTAGATGTAGAGCCCAGGTTTGAGTGGATTTATGAATACAAAAACTAATTAGTGTATAGGAGAAGTTATGATTGAAAAAGGAGTTACAATAGATTTACATGGAACTAAACGAATTGGTATAAAATTGTCAGGTGGACCTGACAGTGCAATGATTCTTTATATGATTTGTAAAAAAATAACTGATGAGAATATAGATATTGAATATATTCAACCAATCACTGCTACAGCAGATGTTAAACCGTACAATATAAAATTTGCCAGAAGAGTAATTGAATGGATGCGAAATAGATATCCTAATATTGAAATCAAAGATACACATTGTGCTGTATGCAGATATGAAGAATATAATTCTAAACAAGAAGAACTTGTTAGGAATTTAATTTTAAACAGAGATATTGATATTACATTTGCAGGCATTACAGCAAATCCTCCCGAAGAAGAAGGAAAAAACTTTTGGCCTTGTAATCCTAAATACACAAGACCTATAGAGTTTGATTTTGATGGACATCCTGATGATATCTCTAATGCTGATTGGAATACAAGGGCAGCAGAAAGAGACGAACCTGAAAACGCAGTCCATTGGTCTAGTTGGAGAGGAAAAGACGAAAAGTTTCCTATGGTAAGACCTTTTATTAGTCATGATAAAAGGAAAGTAGCAGAATTATATCATCACTATGATATTATGGAATTATTTGACATTACAAGGTCTTGTGAAAATAGAAATGGTCCTGCACTAAACGATTTCGAAGATCATTGTGAAACAGAATGTTGGTGGTGTTATGAACGTAGATGGGCCTTTGGACGAGTTTAAATATACAGGCTGGCACATTGAACTAACCAACAGATGTCCATTAGCATGTCCTGCATGTATTAGAACTATGCACGGGCCTGGTTCTAAGTCAGACATTGATAGTGATTTGCTACTAAATTTTTTGCCCAATCCTGAAAAATATGATTACATATTTTTTCAAGGCAATTTAGGAGATCCTATATATCATCCTGATTTCCACAAAATTTCAGAACATTTTTTCTCGGCAAATGAATTGCAAGTTACAACAAACGGTATGCAAACAAAAGAGTTTTGGCAAAGAGTACTAGAAACATGGCCCGAGTCTAGTATTGTTGAACTTAGCATCGATGGACTGCAAGACACTAATAGCATATACCGAGTTAACAGCAATTGGAACAAAATACAAGAACTTTTTGAACTTATAGCAACTACTAAACGCAAATGTCAGATTAGATGGAAGTATATTGTTTTTGAACACAATCATCATCAAGTTGAAGAAGCAATAGCCTTAAGTAAAAAAATAGGCATGAATGAATTTAAAATTAAAAAAAGTTGGACTATACATGATGACATGTCGAATAATGGTCAAATTAAAGACTATTATAATCCAGAATGGTTCGACTATGTAAAAAGAGAAACACTTGACGAATTAGCACCCTTCTGTTATACTGGCGATATGCATTATATAAATTCTCAAGGTAACTATTATCCTTGTTGTTGGATAGATAACGACATAAGTTCTCTAGGACACATATCAGAAGGTTTAGATAGTATTAAAGATAAATTTTTAAACTTTAGTAACTTGTTAACTTGGGGTAAATGTCCTGAAGTATGCAGAGAAATGTGTTGTAAAATTAGCAACAACGATAAAGAAATGATTACACCAAACAGCGTAGTTGATAGAAAAATAATAGTTAATGATTGAATTAGGAATTTGGAGTGGTATCGGTTTACTAACTGGTCTTTTAGCCGGTTTAGTACCTGGTGCTGGTCCATTTGTTGCTATTGGTGTCTTATACCCGTTTTTAGCGTCAACTAGTGCGGTTAATATTATGGCGTGTTATGTTGCTATACTTATTACTACTAACTATACTAATAGTGTTACAGCAATCTTATACGGTATACCCGGAGATGCTACTGCAATTAGCACAGCAAGATACGGACATAAAATGTTTCAAAAAGGCGCAGGCGGCCTTGCTGTAACAAGTAACGCAATTAGTAGCACCGTTGGTGTAGCATTTGCAATGTGTTTGTTTTTAGTTGCCTTGCCTAGTATTATGCATGTATTCAAATTTTATAACAGTATTATACAAACAATTGTAATACTAGTTGCAATATGTATGATTACATTTTTTACAAAACAGAATAAACTTTTGACATTATTACTGTTTTGTTTTGGAGGATTAATATCACATCAAGGAATTGATCCAATTACATTTGATCAGTTTCTTGTTTTTAACAATTTTTATCTTAGTTTAGGAATACCTTTTGCAAGTGTAATGATTGGATTATATCTGTTTCCTGAGATACTAAAAATTCATAACATTTCTATTTCCCAACCTAGCAAGATAAGTAAGTATGCAATAGGAAAAGGCACATTTGGTCCAAGCCTGTTAGGTAGCTTTATTGGATTTTGGTGCGGTCTTATTCCTGGCATAACAAATATTCTTGGTAGTTATGCTAGTGCAGGCATTGTAAAACGCTTTTTTAAAAAGCCTGTACTTAAAAGCATTGCTGCCGCAGAGGCTGCTAACAATAGCGGAGCATTATCTAGTTTGTTGCCTTTGCTAATCCTTGCTATACCTATTACGGGTAGTGAAGTAATTGTATACTACTTGATGTTAGAAAGTGGTTATCAATTTAATATAGAAAACACAGTAAACAAACTGTCTTCTATACTTTACTTTATACCTGTAGTGACATTGATATGTTTACTTTTAAGTTGGTATGGTTTTAATCTGTTAGGTCAAATAGTGTATCTTTATAAGCAATATAGAGTATATGCAAATACATTGATCCTAACTACTATAAGTGTAATAAGTGTTGTTATCTTTCCTATACACGAATGGATGATAGCATGTATACTGATTGCAATGGTACTAGGATATTTTCTACGAAATTACGATACGAGCCCAGTCATTTATGGATATTTCCTTAGTGACTTGTTCTATGAAAGTTTTGTAAGGACTGTTATAATATTATCTTAGGAGAAAAAATGAAAAAATTTATCACAGCACTAACAGCAATGTTTATTGCAACATCTGCAAACGCAGAAATTTTAATTGTAAATCCAGGTTCAGAAGAAGGTGCTTTTAGACAAGTATTAACTGAAATTGGAAACAAAATTGATCATCAATTTGTACAAGCAAATAATCCTGTAACAGCATCAACCTATTTAGCAAAAGGCAATGCACTTACTATTTGGAGTAGTGAATGGCCTGGAGATCCTAAAATGCCATCAGTAGAAGTAAGTGAAGACACACTTGTTGCTCTAATGACATATGAAACTATGATGTGTAGTAGAGAATTTACAACACTAGAAGATCTTAACGGAAAAGAAGTTAAAATTGCAACATGGGGAAGTGCGCCAGTAGCAAAATTCTTAGGTAACCTAGAACAAACAACTGGTGCAAAGTTTATAGTGGTACCATTCGGAGGCAGCGGTAGTACAACAAAAGGGTATCTTGCAGGTGATGCAGATACAGTCTTTACTATTACAACTAGACAATCTGCTATTGAAGAAGATGCCAATACAACATGTTTTGCATTTAGCCAAGCAGGTGATCTAGGTTTCCGCTTTGTTGATGCAATTAACACGGTTTTGTTAGACAACAACACTACAACAGAACTTCGTGCTATCGTAGGTAATCTATCTATGACACCAGAATGGCAAGACAAATTTTCTGGTACAACAACTTATGTTGGCGGCACGCCAGAGAATCTAGCCATGTTTGAAGAAGCAGTAGTAAACTTTTCACAATGAACTTCGAAATTAGACGCCTTTATGTAGACAATCTACCTAGTGAGATATATGACTTTATGAAGTCGTGTGCCGAACAAGGATTAGAAAATAATGTTTCAGAGGCGTCTATGAAGTTCGGCAAATGGAAAGATGAAGCGTGGTGGTGTACTTGGGTTGACAATAAAATTGTTAGCATAAGCGGCTGCCACGCTTTTGACGATTATATACCAGATAGTTACAGAGTTTGTTTGCGCACTGCAACACTTAAAGAATACAGAGGAAAAGCACCAGGAAGTATCAAAAAGATGCATAATGATTTTAATTGGGGTCATATACTTCCTTATCAAATTGAGTATGCGAAAAGCAAAGATGCTAAAAGAATAGTTTTTACAACAAATAGCGAAGTTGATAAAAGTCCAAACAGTTTTAGAACAAATAAAGTTGTTGAAAAAGTTTTTATTCCGCAAGGATTATGTAAATTAGTTGAAAAAGATGTAGAAGTCTTCTATACGAAGCAAAATATTTGGGAAGTGATATGAACGAACAATTAATTGCAATGCAACGATTATCTATGATGGGAGATTGGTTAGAATTAGATATTTTTAATCATGACAAACTTATGGAAGAAATTGCACCATTCAAAGATGATTGGAAGCCATATAACACTAGAAAACCAAACAATAGATGGGGATTAAGTGTTACTAGTTTAGATGGCGGACTTTCTGGTATTCCTGATTTAGATAGTCTTTCAGAATATAATAAAAAATATAATACTAATATTACCAATCATGACATAGATAAGCCTACACCTGTATATGAGGCTAGTCCTACATTACAAAGTATTTTAGAACCTTTTAAACCATGGCTAGGACGCTGTCATTTTTTAAAATTAGATGAAGGTGGGTTTTTTCCTGAACACTATGATATTAATAAAACAACATATGATTACGATGAAATACGATTAATTGGTTTTGTACATAATTGTAATAAACACTTTTTAAAATTTGTTTATGAAGATACAATACCACAGTATGATGATAGTAATTTGTTTTACTTTAATGCTAATAAAAGACACACTGTTTTCAGCACAGTTGATGATTGTATTATGCTTGTAGTGTGTTTAAAGTTTGATACAGACTGCTTTAAAGCTTTACTCGACCAATATATTTGCTCTTAATGAATTATTTACAGAAATATAATTATCAAATAATTCTTGTTCATTTGTTCCTGTAATATCTAAATTTACATTAAAATTTTTGTCTTGTAGATTTTGAAATTCTGGAATACGTATACCCTTTTTTATTTCTGTATTTTGTTTATTCAAATAAGGTGAAATATTTTCTAAGTCTTTTACCTCTTTAACTTTTCCAGGTTCTAATACAGCACATCCCCACAATAATCTTTTTTGTAAATTTATTTCTTTTCCTTGCAACATATTACTAATAATTTTGCCATCATTCAATCTGTCTAATATGTTAACAAATTGTCCTGGTCGTGGATTAAAGTCAATTGCAACTTTTCTACCTTTATTAAAATGAAAGTCAGGACCTGCAAAAAACATATCCTTGATTGCTAGTTTGTCTACAATAGTTTGTAAAAAGAATTGACATAGTTTCGGAAAGTCTACAGGAACTTCGTCTGCTGTTACAATCCATACAGCACGTTCCCTAACAATATCACTTTTTTTACTTTTACTATGACTTTCGATTGGATTGCTATTATGATCTAATTTGTCGCCATATTTTATCTTACTATTTTTTACATAGAATGCAATGTTTACTCTACCATCTTTCACATAGCCGTAAGGACTAATGCTAGGTTCTTCACTCCATATGTATTCTTGAAACATAATTTTACAAGGTTTAAAATTAAAACGTTGTGCATGTATACCTTGTCTGTTAAAATCAAAAAATTCATTGTGTATATTCTTAGATTTAATATGATCCAAGAAATGATGCATGTTATTCCATCTTCTATATTCTATTACAGGATTGCTTGCATCGTCACCTGGATAAAAAACGTTACTTCCTGTACCAATGTCTGGCTTACTAAACATTTCTTTGTTTTTAAATGTTTTGAGTTGGTTGTAAAAAGTAGGAGTAATACTTTTGGGTACTAATGTATCCATACCAATTTGTCTACAGAAGTCGTCAAACTTCTGTTTGTTGCTTAAGACTTCTGCTGCAAATGCACTGATATTTTTAATGCCGTAAAATGATTCTAGTTGTGCTTGAATAGGAAGTAAGTTTTCACTAATAGTATAAATTCTGTCTACATGATGAAAGCGTTTTGTAATGTCGAGAATGTCAAATCCTTTACAAATAAAAACTTCTTGTGGTAGATCTATAAAATGTTTATGATCGGGCGCAGGGTCAAAATCAGTTACAATACTACAATTTTTTCCTAATGCCGTGACAAGTCCTTCGCACTTGTTTAAACTTCGTTCATGTGATATTATTAGTGTTTTCATTTATGTCATGCTTTATCATATTCATACACATTATATACGCATTTTTAGAATATTGCAACCTAATTTTTTCTTCTTTGTACGGATATTTTTGTATGGTTTTTGACATGTTAAATGTATTTTGTCTAGTATCTTCTTCTAATGGAATTATTGGCTTAATAACTTCAAATGAATTATTTTTGTTCATAAAGCCGTGATAACAGTTTGCAAGCCTTATGTGGCTGATGTTTTTTGCTTGATCGCAAAATTCAGTAATGTTGTCACACCAATTGTCTAATTCTGCACTGTAGACAGTGGTGTTTGAATAATCTTTTGATAAATCTTCCTTTGTAAAACCTAGCATACCTGGATAAAATATATGATTACGAACAAACTTTTCTGAATGCACTAATCCTAAATAGCCGCCTAAACTAAGCCCAATGTGTATACACTCTTCAGGAAAAGGTATGTCGTATATCATTTCTTGTAGTGTTACATCGTGTTCATCTTCTAATGTCCAATACAAGCAATTTATACCGTGAGGAGTGAAGTAATCATTTAAGATTACTTCGTGCCCCAATTCTTCAAATTCTTTTTTAAGTTTATACTCACAATTACCAATGCCTCCACTTCCGTGAGATATTACAATTGGTATCAATTATGCAGCCGTGCCATCGTCTAAGTTAATCCAAGCACCGTTTTGGTAGCCTTGGAATCTGTCTACTGATTCGTTGTAAATAACCATACCGTTTGCTGCTGCTAATGCATTTCTATTTGCTGTTGTATATTGACCAAACTGTATGTAACCGCCTGATGTGATTGTGTTGTTTACTGCATCCACTATAATTGTAGAATCATCAGCAACTAAACTACCTTTAAATGCTGCTGCTGTAACATCACCTTCAAAAATACCTGAACCGTTTACATCTAATTCTGCATTAACTGCTGTCTTACCGATACCTACTTTAATTTGATCTGAATCGTTTGTTGTAAACATAACAAACTTTTCGTCAATTGTCAAATCGTTGTTTTTAGCAGTGCCTATGAATAATGCATCGTGTCCAACTGTAATTTTAGCACTGTTGATATCGCCGTCTATGTCTGATAATGCACCAAATTTAACTTCGCCTCTAATATCAAAAATTCCATCATCTAGTCCTGCATCTGCTTTATTCTTTTTGAGGTCTAGTTGCATTCTTCCTTCAAAAGAATTAAATTGGATAACTTGGTCACCTGTTGTTTGAGATCTGTTTTCAAATATAACTGTTAAATCATTTGGCAACCATCTAGTAAAGTGCATTTCTGATAGTTCTACTGTTGTTAAATTAACAGATGATTCGTCGTATAAATCTCCGAATGTATTACCAATTAGATCACCTTGGAAAACTCCTGTCGGTGAGCATTCAAATCCACCTATAAATAAGTTTGCTGTTACTCTTTTGTCTAACGCATCTACTATTACTGATAAATCATCTGCAATAACATTACCTTGCACGTTACCATTAAGTCGATTACTTACAGCGTCAACAAGTATTGTAGAATCTTCTCCGATTAGATTACCTTGTACATCAATAGTGTATGTTTGTCCGTCAACAATGCCAATAGTAGGAGGAAAGTTATACAATCCACTTGCATCGCCTGTTATGGCACCAAAGTTACCAGTTATTGCGTTGACTTCTTCAAATCTAGTTCCTGCTCTACCAATTTTACCTTGTCCGCTTACAAGAGGTACAACATCTTTGTTACTTAAAAAGTTAACACCATTTATGTTAACAGCGCCGCTAGGTGCTGTTACGTCAATATTACCAGATGGTGAAGTAATAATACCTGAGCCGACATACTGTGTGTCTGCTCTTACTTTACCGGCAATGCTGTCAATCATAACAAAACTACTGTCAGAGAAAATACTACCTGTTACATCACCATCTAAAGGACCAAAGAATTGACTAGATTCAACGTTACCTGTGAAGATTCCATTTCCACTAATTGTTAATCCTAAACCATAAAACGTTTGGTTAGTTGCATCTAACAATAGTGTGCTATCATCAGCAACGATATTAATGTTATAGTTACCACCACCTACAACACCTTCGCCACCACCACCGCCAGTGCTTGGAAGATTTGTTAAAAGACTACCATCACCTACGAAAAAGTTTGCTGTTACTGTTTTAGAGAACGTGTCAACCATTATAGTTGAATCATCTGCTATTACATCACCTGTAATACTAATATCATATGTTTGGCCTTCAAGAATGCCTGTACCACCGCCGCCACCGCCGGAAATTGGTAAGTTTGTTAGTCCGCTACCGTCACCTATAAATGATCCGGCTGTGATCGAACCACTTGCAGTCATTGCAGTTGCGCTAATTGTTGAAGCAGCCGCTACTGAAGTAGGAATAATACTACCGGCAATTGTTATGTTACCAGTTCCTACAATGTCAAAGTTATTAAGATCTAAATTTTGGCTTAGTACTGCTGGGGAACCGCTTACACTACCTGTAACTCTGATACCGCCTAGTGTGCTACCATCGCCCACGTAAATTTCTTGTGTATCAGTTGTGTAAACTAGTTCGCCTTCTGCAAACGTAACGCCCAACCTTTCAAGGTTTGTTCCGCGGCGAAGTCTTAATGTCATTTTATGTTCTCCTAAGGTGATAATAGTATTTGTATGTATTTATCACCTTAGGAGGTTTTGTTTATCGATTTAGTTTAAGGAATTTATGAACTCTTTTAGCAAGATCGTTCTTTAACTGTTTGACATCTAGTCTAAAATCAACAAGATCGATATCATCTTCGTATTGCATAAACAGATTGTCTAAAGTTTCTTCAATTTGATCAATAGTTTGTTTTTTCTTACTATCGTCGATATCTATATCCCATTGGGTGCCACTATGAAATTTAATTACAATTCTACTTAGATATTCAATAGGAAGCACTTCCATTTCAATGGATTCGAATATGTCATCCCAATGTGTTTCCGTATCTGCTTCGTAATCAATTAATTTTTTAGGCACTGCTTACTGTTTTTTTCTTTTTAGTAGGAACAAGTTCTTCTGCTTGTTCTCTTAATGCTTTGGCCTCTTTAAAAAGCCTGTCTGCTTGAGATCTATAACTTGCTGCTAGATCTTCATCAGATAACACACCATCTACTGGTGCAGCGGTAGGTTGAGCGACTGGTTCTTGTATATAAGCACTTTCTGGTGCCTGAGTTGGATTTGCTGACCTAATTTCAGGTTTAATTGCAAGATCTTCTAGTGCAATACCTTTTTGTTCAGCAATGATTTTGTTAAGTTCGTTTAACATAATTGTTGTTGATCTGTCAGGCACCATTTCAACTTCTTTAGTTGGAAATTTATTTAATTTTCCTGTTGAATGAAAAGCTGCAAGCATGTTTCTACCATCTGGTAGAGTATCTCGCGCCATTGCTTCTGCAAGTTCATTTGAACTTTGACCTGCTGGTGATTCAACAAGTCTCATTAATGCGTCATGCTCGTCTGACATTAGTGTTTCGGTTGTAACAACTAAACAATTTTCTGGATCATTTGGAATTGTTCTATAAGCCACAACCACAGACTTTTTATTTCTAGCAAGTCTTCCTACGTGTTTAAGCGGCATCTTCTTCTACTTCCTCTGTTGGTTTCGGCGCATCTGGACCAGATGCGGCTTCTTTTGCAGCCTGTGCTGCTTTCTGTTGTTCTTCTACGTTCTTTAAAAACGCATCTAGTTTATTGTACACTGTACCTACCGCAGCCATCTCACCTGGTTTAAATGATCCGCGCTCGCTGGCAATATCAATGATACCTTTCATAACTGCTAAATCTTGAATGTTAAGATCCATTGGATTTGGCTGTTGTTGTTCTTGTTCAGACATATTCGAAATCTCCTTTACAATGTAATTATTTGATGTCTAGTTTCTATATTTTAAAAGTGGACAAGCAAGAGCAAAATAACTAAGTTCTTTTGATTCTTCAAATGCAATTTTTACTTTACTTGATAACGGTTGTTCTTCTTCATATACAACTTCTTTATTAATATAGTATCTTCCTTTAAGATTAGTATGCACCCACTCTTCTAGTGCCTTTTGGATATTATACTTTTGAGGAATAATCATAGATTCCCAATAGGGTGGACAAAAATCCACCCGTCTAATATCAAAAACGTTTAAAGGGTTAATTTTAATTTTATCCATGTAACTCTTCGTAGTGTGCAGTAAGACCAAATGGTGCTTCTAGTCCTTTATCATGATGCCCATGGATAATAAAAATAGTATCACAGTAATCTGGATCGCCCCAGCTACCCCAAGGATAGCCATCTGTAAACATAATAAACTTTTTAGGCGTAATATCGTTTTCTTTCATGTAGGTCCAGTTAGCATCGAAATCAGTGCCACCGCCACCCATGACTTCGTAGTCAGTGAGCCTTTCGCCGCAATCGGCACTAAAATCTTGTTCGTTATATACTTTAGTATCAAAACACCACAATTTAATATTGTAGTCTTTGAATTGGTCCATAATACCTTGTACTTCGCTTAGAAAAATGTTTGCTTGTTCGTTTCCAATAGAACCCGACATGTCAACACCAATACAAACATCAATAGTTTCTTGGAAGTTCATACCTGGCAAAATAACACCAGTGTGCCAGCCTTTGCGTGAAGGACGCATAAATGTAAAATCATTTTTTACTGTACTTTGAATTTGTTGACGAATAATTTCGCCCCAGTTCATTTTAGGTTCAGTAAGATCTTTAATAATTCTTGTAATCTCGCCTGGAGTGTTACCTGCACCAGCGGCGTTTGCTGCCGAAATCATACTTTCTTTGATTTCGTCGCGAATTTGTTTCATTTCTTCTTTTGAATACTTAGGTGCTTTACCTTTGCCTTCGCCGTCCTCGTCACCGTCTTCGCCTTCTAAATCAAGGTGTTCGTCTAGCATCTCACCTAACTGTTTTAGGAATTTTTGGCCTTGTTTTTCAAACTCTGGAAACAAATCATCGTATACTTCTTCTGAAGTCCAACCTTCGTATTTAAAGTCTTGAAAACAATCAACAATGCTGGGTTTATTACCAATACGATCGCGAACAAGTAAATTGTTAACAATATAATCTGCTGAAATATTATAAAGCATAGGATGACGATCATCTCTACGACCTAAGTGATCAAATACACAGTGTAGGATTTCGTGTGCAATTACAAACTCAATTTCTTTATTATCCATTGCATTAAAGAATTGAGTATTAAAATATAAGTTACGCCCATCTACAGCCGCAGTCGGAATCCAGTCGTCAGCAGCAACAATTTTAAGACGTGTTGCCATATTACCAAAAAACGGATGTCTTAGCAATAATCCTACTCTTGCAACAATAATGCGATCTAATACTTCTTCACGCATAACAGAAAGAGCGCCTTCTGTTATGTCCGGATCAGGTTGCCAGTTTTTAAGTTTACTTGCAGTCTTGTCTGTAGACATTTGCATTGCAACTTTAAAACTTTTACTACCAAATGGATAAGACATATTATACCTCTTTATCAGTGCCTAACATTAATATAACATATTTACGTTTTTTGTCAACCATTAAAAAAGAAAAATGGGCAGAGTTTACACCCTGCCCGCCTATGACACATCTACTGTTGTGCTGCTTTGATATACTTTCCATAACGATCGTGGAACTCATCAAAACATTCAACAGCGTCTGGATCGATTGGAAGACTGTATTGAGTAAGAGCAAGTTTAATACCCATAACAACCAATTCCGTATCGAAATTATCCATTGCAAAACGCAAAAAGTTATTAACCTTAGCATCAAACTTTTTGTCATTTTTTGCATCTGCATCTTGAAGTTCGTAACAAAGTGAAACAGTCAAGGAATACATGGCACTGATTTCTTTTGTGTTCAACTCTTTTACTTTACCATCTAAGATGTCAGTCGGATTTGGCATACTTGATGCAACTTTGCGGTGTGCCATAAACTTAACAGCAAGTCCTTCGCCAACCGAACCCGCTACAAGATCTGTAATAACTTCTTGATCATCTTCATCGTCGAGCAATTCGCTCACAAACGTCCATGTTCGTGGTGTTGCGAACGAACGACTTGGACTACGAGGATCAAAGTCAAACAAATCTTTTTTTGCAAACTGAAGATAACCAACCACATCTTTGTGTATCTTGTTAGCGACAGCCCACTCAAACCAGTCATTGAAATCAACGGCTAATTCTAAGTGTACAAAACGGTTAGCAAGCGGAGCAGGCATTCGATAAGTAACACCTTTGTCTGCTTCACGGTTGCCAGCCGCAATGATTACTACATTGTCAGGTAGTACATATGTACCAACCTTACGGTTAAGAATAAGTTGATAAGCCGCTGCCTGTACAGCAGGCGCTGCCGAATTCAACTCATCTAAGAACAAATAGATTCTCGAGAACTGTTTAGCAAATTCTTCGCTTGGCAGTTCTACAGGAGGTGCCCATTTCATTGTGTTGTCATTTGCAGCATAGTAGGGCATACCTTTAATGTCTGTAGGTTCCCAAAGTGACAAACGAACGTCAATGAGATATGAATTAGGTGTTGAAGTTTGAATCTGTTCAACAATTTCTGATTTTCCAATACCCGGAGGCCCCCACAGGAAAATTGGACGTTTTTTAGCGATTGCTCGCTGAATTCGTGATTTAGCCTTGTTAGGGCTTACAGTACGTGCGATCTCTGCAACACTCATCTGTGTATTCCTTTCAATTTTTATCAGTGCCTATACAACTAATATAGCACCAAACAAGAAAGTGTCAACCATTATTTTCTATTTTTTCTGATCTTTTTAAAGCTTTTGCTAAACCATATTTTCTAATATCGCCTGAAAAAAGAGTAAGTTCGACTGCCTTTTTTTCATTTGTTACGTACACTGCTCTTGATGTAAGATAATACGGGCAATCTATAAAATGGTCCAACCAAATTATAATTTGTGTTGTAAGAGGCATGTCTAATGGAAAAGGTATCTCATAGTTTGCTAGTTCAATACTTTGTATGGCATTCCATCCTTCGTCGGTTAGACGTAGTCCGCCTTCGTCTTTTTCTCTAGTATTTTTCCACCATATAGGCAAATGTATTTTTACATTACTAGAAGAGTCTACTTCCCCTAGTTGTTTTAAAAATATCTTTGTATATGCTTCTTTCCATTTCATATGGTATTTAATCGTAATCTGAAAATGTATTCTTCAATAAGAATGATTGATTATATTCTACAATTTTTTGTACGCTAGGCCAAATTTCTTTCCAGTCTAACTTACACATGTATTCTATTGTATCTATAATTTTTTGTAGACGTTCTTTTGGATCAACTATACTATCATAGTCTTCAGGCCATAATTTACCAAAAGTTTTAAAACCCATTCTTTTTAAACTTCTTAAACTTTTGTGTTGACCAAATAAAATAAAAGGATGTCCTGCAAGTATAGTTTTAAATATCTTTTCTGAATGGAACATAGTATATTCAGCGTCTTCTTCATAAAACGTTTCGTTCACTATCGAAAACCAACTATTTAAATAGATGTCTTTATTCATGTTTGTTGCCCAGTTTGTACAAAAATCATTTCTATCTACAATAAGAGGACTATCAGGTAATAAAGAATGATAAGGAAAACTTACAAAGTTATTTTTTATTAAATTCTTTTTTTGCAGATTTTGCACTAAGTATAGTCTGTATTCTCTAGGTTGTCTGTTTAAACAATTATAAAAACATTCTCTAGTATCATTATATTCTTTTATATCTATAGGTGTAAAGTCTGTTTTGACAATTTCTGCCCATACAGGCTGTGCAACTATTTGTATCTTAGTAGAGAATTTGTTTTGATTCTTCCACCATCTTTTATACCTTTTAGGCTCTAGTAAATTACTAGTGATATAAAAAATTCTTTTTCTTGGAAAACTTTTGTGGATTCTTTCGTAATCTTTATCTAATAAAGGAAAACCTTCTGTCATTTGATTAATAACTAACGGCTTTTTTCCTTTATAGTTTTCTAGATCATCAATCCATGCATAAGGGCCTTTTTCTAAGGTATATCCACCTTTTGGTGTTGTAGATAAAATATCTACATTATCATTCAGATACAACTTCACCTTGTGTTAACTTTATTACTACAAATTTGTCTGTTTTGAATTGCTGATTTAATCTTTTTGCAAGATTGTGTGCATGTCCTGGATTAGAAAAAGAAGTTTTCTTATACTTAGGACCTGGATAGTTTGTAATTGAATTACTGCTTTTTAAATTAAAAGGTTTACCGTCGTAGAATACTGCCCAGATAGCATCAGCATCTAAAATTTGTTCACATTTATATGTTGCACTATTTGTATAATCTAACAGTACTGTAGGCTTTGGTCTTGACATATACGTATCCTTTTAAAAACTACGTATATATTTATCTATTTTTACCAAGAATCTCCAGTATCTAAGTCAATTTTTATGACTTGATCTCCTAGTCCGCCGCTGTTTTCTTTAACAAATTTTTCTAAATCGCCTTGTAATCTACTCATTACAATGCCCATTGTAAAAGCCAAGTTTTTTGCGGTTGCAATGTCTAAACGTAAGTCCTTGGCTCTACTGTTTTCAGCAGCCTGTACTTGTTTTATAAATTGCTGTATAGGTTGTGTATTAAGAGGTTCTGTTGACATTGCTTAACATTAATTTCATTTCTAATTCAGTTTTATACGGCCCTTTATATTTGTTGCGTTCAATAGTAATTAATTTTGGACAAAAACTCTTTAACCAATTTTTGTTAAATTTAATCAAATAATATCCTGCACAATATACACTCTTAGACTTTTCACTTTTTGTAAATAGTGGTAAGTTTCTGCTTATATCAAACATACTATTGTAAGGTTGATTCTTTGTAGGAAAGCCGTGTATTTCTCTTGTGTCTTCATCTACGTCAGGAGTCGTAATTTTTGCTGTTAAGAAACTTTTGCCAAATTGTTTTTTAATTTGTGTTTCACTATGAAATGTTACTACACCTTTTTTTGTATATATGAATTTATCTTCGTCTTTAGTAAGTGTGCCGACACGGATGCCTTCATCTTCAACAATCCAAAATTTATCTTGTAATACTGGTTTTACATTCATTGTCATTTAATATACCTCGCTTGTAAAGGTTCTGCAAATGTTGCTGCTTGATCTGCTACACGTTGCATATCCCATTTTGCACAAAATTTCATAAGACGCATACCTACTTGTGAAATGTTTTTCGATTCTACAGTTTGTATAGTTGTATCAATCTGTTCTCTAATATCATCTGGCTGTGCAGTCAAATCACACAATGTAACATTACGTGTGTAATCGTCAAGCACACGATGCTCAACACCTTCATGATCTACCCAACGCTGTAGCATCATGTTATTCCAGTTGTAGCCTTTAGTCTGTTTATCAGCAAATGCTTCAACTAGTCCAACTTTGTTTTTCGTGCCCTTCTTTCTAACACCCGGATAGGCACTAAACACATTGTCACTAGTATCTCCACGCATACATTTCTCGAACAGCATGTATTGAGGTTCTGGAGCAGGTTTTGCTTCGCCGGTTTTCTTGTCCACCACGGGCTTACCTTTGTCATCAAAATATCCTTCATATGTAATAGTAGTATTACTTACCCCATTGTACTGACGTACATTCGGAGCAATCAACTGTGCAAAGTCGCCGTCAGTAGAAACAATAACATGATTGTCATTTGGATGATTCTGTATCCAGCCTGCAATCAAGTCGTCTGCTTCTAGTACAGAATTTTGTAACACAGTGCAGTTTGTTTTTGTATCTACAAACTGTTTAAACTCGTCAAACACTTCAAAAAAGATCTTATCTTCTTCTGCTTCACGTGAACTCATAGCATCGCGGTGTTCTTTGCGATTACGTTTGTAAGGCTCATAATAGTCCTTACGCCAACTGCGTCCTTCTAAACAAAACACAACATGATCTGCATCAAAGTCATTCCATGCTTTCTTTACACTGTTAAGGGTAATATGTAGTGCCATACCAACTTTAGTATCGATGTCGCCGCGCACAACATGACGAGCACGAAAGAATGTGTTAAGTGTGTCTACTAGTACATAGGTTGCCATTAAAAAGCCTCTTGATATCCTTCATTGTTAATAGCATTATAATACAATTCTGTTCCTTTGTCAAGATCTGTTTCAATTGTTTTGGAAAATTCATAATCTTTATAACAATCGATAGTTACACGATTGTGTTTACGTCTTACAGCAAATACCATTGAATCCTTGTCTTTTGTTATAACCATATTCTTTGCAACTAGTCTAGCCATCGTCAGTCTCAAATAAATTATTGTCTAGTTCTGCTTTACGTTGTGCTCTTTTATTTGCCCAGCCTTCACGCATTTTGTTACGTTTTGCAAGTTCTTCTGGACTAGGATTGATTGGGATAGGATCATCTTTTGGATTCACTTGACCTAGTGTTGGCAAAAAAGCATCATATGCATTTTTGTTTAATTCGAAGCCAATAAAGTTTCTACCATAACGTAGTGCAGTACGTGCAGTTGTAAATCCGCCACAAAATGGGTCCATTACAGTTTCTTCTCTATTACTGCTGTATAAAACAAATTTTTCAATAAAATCTTCGCTAAGTTGATTTTTGTTTTTTATTTGTCCTGGCTTGTAATCACGTGGCAGATCTTGCACAGTTAATCTATCATGATAACTGTCTTTTTGATCTGAGTAATATACATTTGTATTGAATGTACGTTTTTGTTTACCTTTGTCTGGCTTTTGCCAAAACAGCACATGATAGTGACTGCTTACCCATTTCTTTTTAGTGCTTACACCGAATGAATACTTTGCAATTATATGATTAATTTCTTGTAAGTCTGTTGCATGTAATGCATTTAACACATGGTGTAGATTAGTATATCCGCTTACAATGTAAATGCTACCACCTGGTCGCAAACATCTTGCACACTCTGAAATCCAATCTTTGCTGAATGTATCGTATGTTTCTAACGGAACTTCTACATAACCTGGAACTACATTGCTTTCATCTCTGTGATAAACAACATCAAGTTTATCGCCTTCGATACCATAAGGAGGATCAGTGAATATCAAATCCACTGACCCGTCTGCTACATGTTCACGCATACCAGAAATACAGTCCTGGTTGTAAACTTTATAAGTCATTAATAGTCCTTTGTGTCTACTAACTTGTTGCCTTCTAGTGCATGTTTATCTTTGATCTGCGGAACTGCACCTAATATTTTCCAAGGGCGTTCGCTATCTCTAATAACTGCATATGCCATATTATACGACAAAGTGTATAATTTTTCAAGTGTTTTTTCGAAGTTTCTTACACCATCTTTTGCTTTCTTTGGATTATAAGAATTTGTAAAAAGAATAATCTCAACCGGATCAAACTTTTTGTTACATGCTTCGAGGATGTGTACAAATGTTCTTAAAGGGTATGTATCATTATCTACACTTACTAGAATACGATTTTTGTCATTTATTTCGTAACCATTTTGTTTACACCATTGCACCCAACCTGATCTGCTTTGTGTTCTTACAAGTCCTAAATCTTGACCTGCTTCGTAACCAGAAATAATATTGTTTATAATTTTTGTAATGTTACCACTTTTGTTATTAAAAAACTTTTCAATATCTACATCGTTATACAGCCACCATTCGATTTCTTCTGCAATTGGTTTTAGTTGTCCTATTCTACAAAGCTCGATGCCCGCTGTTTCAAAGTCTTTTCTTAGTGTAGGAACTGCTGGCGGATGCTCGTTTGCAATAAGTCCATTAGTTACATAGTTACGTTCACTATCGTCTTCGTAATCAAATACTGCTACTGGAAGCCATCTTTCTTCATTGCGTTTTGCAGCAATAACACGACCTCTACCATCTCTAAATTTACCATCTGTACCTAAACAAGGCGGTGCATATTTTGTTGAAAATCCATGATAGAAAAAACTAGCCTGAATACTTTCGATGCGCTCTTCTGTATTCTGTTCTTGTCTAATTGACATATTCCAAAGATCTGGATTATTTTCGTCAATTGTATCTAAATCTATAAATTCAAAATGCTGAAACTCAGCGTTCTTTTGCTCGCGGATATGTTCATATCCGTATTCGTTTAAGTTAATTGTTCCGTGATTGTTAAATCCTGTCACCGATGAGGTGCCCGCGATTTTTGGTTTCGCCATAGTATATCTCCTTCATTGCTCTATGCGTTTGGGGTAAACAGAAGTTGCATAAGCGTTTACTGTCTACATAACTATTTATCATAGTTGAAGTACATTAGTTATATTCTGAAATAATATTATCTAACATTGAATCTAATTTTTCGAGAATATTGATATTTTTTGATTCTCTAAGTATTGCATTGTTTTTTACAACGATAGACAAGTTTTCATATGGAATGCTTGCTTTAAGTCCGTCTCCTGCACTTACAGCATTGATATCTTTGTGTGCAACTAAACCAACACAGTCGGTATCTACAATCATAAGGAAGTCAAATGTTTCTGGCAAGTTTCTTCCATCACTGCTGCCTAGTGTATTTGTTAGTTTAATATCGCTTGTTTTATTATTTTTCTTCCAAGCACCTTTGCCAGTGGTAATTGAGTTTGTAGCAAATTTTGTTTCAATACGTATGTCACGTAATTGATGATCTTGTCCAATTGTGTCAACCCATTTAATATTTTTACTTAGGTTTGCAATACCTTTTTCAATCAAACGTGCTTTTAAAAATCTCAATTGACGTTCATTCAATTGCGGTCCTAGGTCTTTGACCATTTGGAAAAATCCATTCCAATTGACTTCCTTAGACAGTTCTTCTGCAACTGATTGTGTATTACTTGTCATTTATGTGCTACTCCGTATAATCTAACTTTATACAATATAACACATTAACACTCAAATGTCAATCTTTTAAAAAACCAAATTCAGGATAAAGATCTAAGAATTTTGTTGCTCTTGTACTGTCAAAATAATCCAACATGTATCTAAAATAATCACGTTGTTTATCTGATAAAGTTTTTTGTGGCTCCGTTTTAATCCAATCTAACCAGTTGTAGTCGTCTATTAGGTCTAAAGTTTTTAACTCTGGTAAGAAAGTTTCAATTTTTTTTACAATTTCAATTCTGTAATCAATGGGTGAGTTGGCAAAATGTAATGGCTCTGGCCAATCTAAAAATGTTGTATTAAAAGGAAACTTATTTTGTTTAATAAAGTCAAGCAAATTTGGCAAATCTTTTAGATTTAGCAATTGTATTGTAGGCTCTAAGGTAATTTGAAAATTCTCATATTGGTCGCATATTTTTTTAGATCTTAAAATCTTGCTTTCCAATGCAGACCAAGAACTAGGGTATCGAACATATTCTAAAACTTTTCCAGTAGCATCCAAACTTATTGATAAGTTTACATGCTTAAACTTTGTAAGGTATTTTTCTATCCATGATTCTTTGATAATTGTGCCATTTGAAATTATGTGTACCTTTATATGACCGCTTTCTTTTCTATTCACTAATTCTTCTATCAAAGATGTAAATCCCTTCATCACAAACGGCTCGCCGCCGACTGCCACAATCTCTTGAGTTCTTTTTGCATTTTCAAGTATATGGTCAACAAATCGCTGGTTGAAATTATTAGATGATGTAGAAAGAACTTCTAGGTCTTTACTATTGGTATAAGGATTGCTTTTGCCGAATTTATTATATTCTAGCATGTTCTTTGCAATTTGATTGCTCAATGTAGGGAGGCACATCACGCACTGCAAGTTACATTCGTTGCTCATTCTCAAATCAAAACTCAGAGGACTAGGAACAACTGTATGGGCATTTTTATAATAATAATCGGCTAATGATTTCCATTTATGATTTTCATACTGTCGGTTTGAAATGATTCCCTGTTCTTCACTTTCAATACAACTTTTACAGATATTTTTAGGGATGATTCTTTGATTGAATTTGTGTCTTAATTTTTGTAAAGTCTTGCTGTTCCATACTTCATCGACATCCTTGCCTAGAATATTAATATCGTCTGAATCTAATTGTTTTGCATAACAACAGGCTTTCATATGCCCTGTTGTTGTCACAAACATTTTAACAAAAGGATGGACACAAAAATTTTTGTATAAATCTTCTATTTCATTCGTCATGCACTATTATGATACTTCACTTCTTCTTTTATCTATAGGTACAACATTAATATAACCTGCACCTCTATCTGTGTCTAAACCTTCATCTACAAGCATATTGTAAACAATATCTTTAAACCATCTATCAACAATTTCTTCTTCAGGATCAGCATCTGTTCCATAACCTGCTTCTAAAAGTTGTTGAATAAAATATTCATTCCAATCTAGTTCAAAGAATCCGTTGCGAATATTTTCTTCGTTTACTTGTACATCTAAAACACTTACCCATGGCTGTTTTCTTTTTGTTGCATATTCTTTTGGATCTTTCTTTTTTAGAAACTCAAGTTTTTCTTCCTCAAACTTTGCCTTTTCTTCTTCGGCTTTTTTGTCTCTAACAAGTTTATTCCACCATCCCATTATAAGTGTTTCCTTAGTTTGTTATATTGTTCTTCAGTGTATATCCCACTAGCATACTTACTAGTTTCCTTATGTTCCCCAGGCATTTCCGAATAGGCTAATGTGGAGTCTCGGAGTGAACCTCCAGCCTCGTTCCATACAGAGCTTCGCCACCTCTTGTACCGTGATGTTGTACCCTTCCGAGCGACCGCCAAGCGGCATAAGATAGACAGGGCATTCCACACCCGCTGCACGATATTCACTAACTGCTCTACTAACTTCATCAACATCATCCATATCAGCAACAACAAATTTAAGATAAACAGAACTGCTGTCACAACGAGCGTAATCCCGCAGGACATCAGGTTTGATAGCTGACTCCCAAGTTTCTCCGCTGACGGAAAGTTTAGGAGAACAACTAAATGTCCATTCAATTCTGTCATTATTGTTGATGTAATCGAACAAATCATCATGTAAAAATTGTGTAGTGTTTGTTTCAAACGTGACATTTTTTAAATCTTTCATTTTCGGATGTTCAAACAACTCTACGTAAAGTCGTTGCCATGCAAGTAATGGTTCACCACCTGTCATAATCAAATGAATATCTTGTCCATTGTCTTGTGTCCATTTGCCTTCTGGCAATAAACTAATCAAATGATCTACAACTTCGTCTACTTCTGCAAGTTTGTTAAAGTGTTTAAACTCTGGATAGATACTAGCATATGTATCACAGCCTGTGTGAATAATAGGTAAATCTTCAAATTTTTCTGTAGTTTCGTGTACGCCTGCGTCAAGTAGTGCCTTTACTTCTGGATTGTACCGATTGCCTTCTGCGTGTTGCTCCCAACGATCTTTGTCCTTAGGTAATCCAAAATTCATACAACGAAAGTTGCAACCAAATGTACGTAAAAATACGCTAGGTACTCCTACGTATTTACCCTCACCTTGTACACTATAAAATGCTTCACTGTAACGTAATTTCATGTGTCTGTTCCTTTATATAATTTGCAATATTTGTACCAAACTCTTTATGCACTCTGTAACCTGGATGACGTTTGTCTTTTGCCAAATCACTGCTTTCTTTGTTTCGAATTGTATCAATGTCTTCTACTGGAATAAAATTTATGTTATTCCATTTTTCCTGTTGGAAGATCCATGGTTTTGCATTAGCATGGTAATTAATTATGTTATGCTCGTCAAAGTAAGATTTCGCTACTCTCATGTATAAGTTAGTTGTCCAATTAGAATCATAATCTGTGTAAAGATTTTTAAAATATGACTTAATTGCTTTATTGTTTTTCATTTCCCACGGTTTAATTGAAATTGCAGGTGTTGATAATTCTTCAGTAAGTATTGCATGTCTCTGATGAAATGTCCATAAACAAATAACTGTGTCACCTTTTTGGTATTCAAATGTCAACAAATCGTTAAGTATTTCTTTATTTGAATAACCACTTACTCCTTTGTTAATGCATTCTAAATTTAATAGTTTAGAAACAACAGAAGGCCAAGCAAGTTTGCTCGACTCTTCATTGTGCGGCCATATATCTTTTAAATTATCGCCGTATGTCAAACTACAACCAAATGCAATTAACCTTGACATTCTGCTTTTGCCTTGATAAATCTTTCTGCTAGATCGTATTTAGGTTGCAGATTAACAATGAATGTATTGTAGTAAGGTTGTGTAAAAGAATAATTAATTTCAAACATTAGCAAGCAAATTCCTGTTGTAGTTTTATATTATCCATAAACTCTTTCTTAGTACTAGGATCATCATAGAATGCACCACGTAGTACAGTTGTTTGTGTAAGACTGCTGTGTGCACCAATACCTCTATTTTCACAACAACCATGTGTTGCTTGAATGTACACACCTACGTTAGGACTTCCTGTTGCTTTCTGTATTTCATTTGCAATAACATTATTAAGTTCTTCTTGTAGTGTACCACGTCTAGCACACCATTGTGCAATACGTGTATACTTTGAAAGTCCGATAAGTGTATCAGCGGCAATAATACCAATATATGCTACACCGTTTACTGGTTGATGATGATGCGAACACATACTTTTAAGTTCGCTTCTTACAACTAACATACCTTTGTAACCTTCATCTACATGGTTTGGAAATGCTGTAGCACTTGGAATAGGATCATATCGTCCTGCCATAATTTCATTAAAGTACATCTTAGCAAGACGCCTTGCAGTACCTTGTGAATTAGGATCGTTATGTCGATCGATTAGTAGTGCATCTAGTACACCTTCAAATGCTACTGTAGCATCTTCAATAAGTTCTTCTTTGTCGCCTGCTTGTAGGACTTCTGAAATGTTGTCGCCGGCCCAATAGCGAATGCCTGCATCTTGCAAGCGGGCTGTAATTTGTTTTGATTTGCTCATTTATTTCTCCGAGTTATAGACGGGGATGTCTATTAATTTAATATACCATGTATTTAGGTTTTTGTCAAGATATTTCTTCAATATCTGTTACATCACTAAAAGGAACTACACGTTTGATAAATTGTTTTTCAGCATCTTTAATTTCGTACAGTTCTTTTTTGCTATCTTGTGATACTAAAAGACCTTCTCTTTCTAGTTCGACATATGCCTTAACTGGAAGATCTGCCATGCTATACATTCCACCAAGTCTGCCAAATTTGTCTACAGGCCATTCTGCTTTATACTTGCATCTATATTCTTTATATTCAGTACTCATTTACATTCTCCCAAGGATAAACTAACCAAACGTTTTCTTCTGCTTTATTAATTTCGTGTGCATAATAACGCACTAATCCGCAGGCACTTGATAAGTTTTCAGTTAATGTTGCGAAACGAACGTTTTCGTCCCAAACTCTGCTCCATCGATCATGATCAGGTAAACAACTGGCTTGCCAGTCATTAACAATCCAGTTAAATGTTGCACCAGTGTCGTTAATATCGTCTACAATAAGGATATTACTTTTGTTTTCTATAGTGATAATATCAACATTTGCACTTGCTTGAATGTCTTGGTTATGGGTTTGAAGTTTCATATCTTCATATCCAAATGCATCTTCTGCCATCCAACAGTTGCTTTCGCTTTCGCCATTACCGTTATCACGCAAACTTACTTTAAGTGCTTCACAACGGATGCCTGTCATGTTACTAATAATAGTAGCAGGAATGTTACCACCTCGTGTAATACCTACAATGTAATCAGGACGCCAATTATCTTTATACATCTGCATGACAATACTTGCACACATCTTTTCTACGTCTTGCCACGAATAATAATGTTTCTTAATCATTCTTTTTCCACTCATCCATTTCAGTTTTTATATCAGTTATTTTTTCGTTTGCAATACCTGCTGCCATTGATTGAACTTGTTCTAGTAAGTGCTTACAAGTAGATTCGTCATATTGTTTATAACTGATTTCTGCAAATTCGTTACGCACTCTATGTGCTTGTATGCATAAATCTTTCATTGCATTGATACGTCTGATCCATTCTTCAATTGGATGTTGCATTAAAATGGTACCTCTATTTTTGGTTCGTGATTACCTTTATAGTCTTGATGAACCATTTTGTAAACTGATTCAAAGTTTTTAAAAGCTTTTTTTAAGCCAGGATAATGTTGACACATATCTTTTATTTTATCTAATGAAGGCATTTGATCTACAAAATCAACAGGATCGTCCATGATAAGTGTAATACCGTTATCTCCATCTAATGTAATTAGATCATCAAATGTACTAGTGTCTATAGTTGTTGTTGTGATATCACTTATGCTAACTGAATAAGTGTGGTCTGTACTTACACTAAAAATATAATCATCATCATTGCCCATCTGCAATATTCCTGTATAGTTCTGTTCCGTCAAAAAATTCTTTGTTAAGTCTAATACGCTGTTTTTCTAAACTTATAAGATAGTCATTGTAGTTTTCCATATAGTCAACAATCTTGGCAGCAATATCTCCTCTATGTTTTCTATATGCACTATAATCTTCAGTCCATTGGCTAGGATATTTAAATTCAGGCAATGCCATTTCACTGTAAGAAAGGCGATCAGGAACCATAGGAATAGCATCAACAAGTGCGCCTTCGTACCAACTAATACCAAGTGTTTCTTGTAAGTTAGCACTAAACACAAGTTTTGCTTCTCCTAACAAGTTGTGATATTCATTTTTAGAAAGCATTTGCTCTTGACATACAACAAATTCATATTGCGGAAGTTGCTGTTTCAAATCATGGAATACATCAACTTGTTTTTCTGGGGCAAGACGATGTGGGAAAAGAATAAGATTACGCTTCTCCATACCTTTGTATTGATCTAAACTGCTACGTAAATATTCCATAGGCCAGCCTACACGATGTGTTTTATCTGGATCAATGTCTAAACTTTGTGCAAATAATTCAATATGAAAATTACTTGCAAAAAAGTTATCATCGTAACATTCATACATTGCCTGTTCTGCATGACGTACCCACGGTTTATCTCCAATTAACCTGCCAAGAAAGTCATGAGGGTCATAACTACCAGCATGCCAAAGCCCGCCGATGCTAACATCAACGTCCAAGAGTTCTGCCATATAACGTAACTGAATAACAGTAGGGTTCCAAGCATCGGTATATAAAAAATAATCTCCACTTTGAATTTGCCCTTTGCAAAACATTTCGCCTATAATTTCTAGTTGTTTGGACTTATAAACATTAGTTCCACCAAAATTGAGAAATGCCCCAGGCGTTGTTGCCTGAGGCGTTTCCCCACCACTAATGACTTTTACATTTTCGTTTGTAGATCGTTGTAGTTGCTTCGGAAGATAGTCTTTCCATTGCTTTGTGTAGCGTGTATCAACTGCTTCGATATCTACAATGTAAATTGTCATTAGTTTCTCCGATTGTTAAAACTTCGGCTTGCGTTACGTGACTTAGCACGAATATAATTTTGATGTTTAATATAAGACTGCCAAATAGGCGAATCCTTTTTATATAAATCAGCCTCGTTAAAGACCTTTCCTTCGAAACGACAGTAGTCGCGGAATTTATCCAAATCATTAAACACTTTATTGTAAGCGTCACGATTGAATGTAATAGTCATTTACCTTAATCCTTTTTTCTATGGGTAAACAATTTGACAGCCATTTTCGCCATCTTCGGCGACATCAATAACAACAAAGCGGCCGGGATATTTGTTGTTAATCTGGATATACAAGTCGTCTGCGATCATTTCGCAAGACTTGTGATTAAGTTCAATAACCTTATCATCATAAAGACTTTCGAGCCAACGCTTGAACTGAATAAATTCAATATCTCTATCATTGTGTGTTACTTGAATTTGTACTTTGAAATGAAAGATGTGTCTATGTGCTACACCTAAGAAACTTACATCATCCCAACCACCTGTTGCAAGTGCCGGGTCGTCTTTTGCCGCAGGATACAAATGGATACCTTCTTTACGGAATGTTACCCAAATACTACGTTTTGCATTTTCTAAACTATTTGCCAATTTATTATCTTCCTGTCGCATTTTCCAAAGCATCCAATCATAATAGCGCTCGGGTTCTTTGTTGTTACTCATTTACTATAGTACCATTTTCGATAGTTGTCAACTCAATAATTTCATCTGATGCATAATTAGACCAGTCAGTAAATTTTTTCCTATCCATTAAGTCGTGTAAACTATGACACCAAACACCTGGATTAGTTGCCTTAAAATCTTTATCATCGATTTTTAACATAGTGTTATAATTCCATAGTTTAATATATGGAATAGGAACTCTTAGTTGTGGAATAAAATTTTCGTATTCTGTCAAACCACTTTCGAGAAATTCTTCTGCAAGTGCAATAGGAATATCTAAACTGCAATAGTAACCTTCATCTAGACAATCCTTGATCATCGATTCCCACCAGTCCCAATCTTCACTAGTCTCGGGTTTAAAACTATGATTAGAACCAAAAAACAAATGCTTGATTTTATTCACATTAGCAATGCCTTTAATTTCTTCTAAAGGCTGTTTGCCTGTAATAAACAAAGTTTTTAAGCCAAATGCAGGTGTGCGTTCTACTTCGTTACCGATAAAGTAAATAGCATCATCTGCAGAACCTGTAGAATAATCTCTATTCATTAATATTGAGCCTCCCATTCGTTGCCGCCGTTGCCATATTGAATAACTTCTACTTTTTTAACACGATCGTACCTAAAACTTCTAAAAGCGTTTGATTCAATTGCCCACACAACAACATTTTTTTCGTGTTTTTGTGTTGTATCTTTCTTTGGATCTGGAAAGAATGAAGGCATAAGAGTACAAGGCATTACTCTTTCAGTGCCGTCTAATTTATTAAAAGTTACTTCAACGACTTGCTTTTCTAACAATGCAACTAATTCATCTTTTGTAGGTATACCCTTTAGGGCTGCTACTGTTTCTTCAACCTTTGCCATTTTTTACCTTATACATTTCGTTCCAAATGTCCCAACGTTTTTTGTTGTATTCATTAATTTCTTCATTAGTATAATTGTTTTTATGCATACTGTCAATGATTTTTTCAATTTCTTCTAGGGCCATTTGTAATGCTTCTAATCTAATTTCATTCTCTGAACGCAATTATATTCTCCAGTCTATGAATTTCATCTTTATACCAAAGTTTTTTTGTTTTTAATTTTCTAATTTCGTCATCTACAACATACGATTTTTCAAGTTCAATAATTTCTTCATCTAGTTTTCTATGTTTTCTTTTCAGTTCAACTAAATGTTCTTTATGTCCCATCATTATAGTTCCTCAAATAGATTGTTGAATTGCGTTTGTGCATTTACAATACGCTTTCCTGTATTGCCTCTAGTACCTATAATACTGTCCCAATATTTAGAAAATTCTAAAATGAGAGATTCGGCTTTTTGTCTGTTATCGGTTTCAAAAATTGCATCAACAATATCTCTAAACGCAATTCTATCAAACTTTTCTTGTATTAACATATTAGGAATAATACCTGCATCATATTGGCGGTTTGCTTCCTGCACTGCGTTAATGTGCATCCATACATTATGACCCATCATAACAGCATATGAAAAACTGTCCCATGAGGTCTTGCCTTCTTTGCCTATTTTATTTAGATCACCCGGACCATAGATACAAATATCTTTGGCTTGTAATCCTGTTGTTATTGGTGAATCTAAGAAACTAGGGTGTTTTCCTTCTCTTACAAATGCTTGACTAAACGGAGTAGTATCGTTTGCTAGTGCTTTATCGTCAATGCTTGGCACCATTCGATATACCCATTTACTTCTGTCTTCTGTTTCCAGTTCACAGTAGATTTGTCCATTAGCAGTTGCAAGGAAAGGACTAGCACAATCAAATGTGATAGTAAAGTTTTCGTTATGATATTTGCGCACTGCTCGTTGAATGTCTGTTAGTAGTGTAGCCCACTCAAGTTTTGAAGTTCCTAAGAAGTGCATAAAATCATGTTTGCCCTTTTCAAGCAATCCGTCAAAACGTAGTGAAACAACACGTTTAAGAGCAAGGTGTACATCGCACATATTTTGTCCACCCATTGACCATCCGTTAAAATGATCTTCATATTTTTTTGGATCACAGTAGTCTTTCATTTGATCGTACCAGTCATCTGCATCTGCATGATTTTCGCCTTGTAGTACGTTCAAAAACTTACAGGCACCTGTACGATGCTTCATCCAATAATCATTATTAATACGTGTTGCTTTAACTGCTTCTGCATATGTACTAATGCCTGTTGCTTTTGCACCTGCAGGTGAACGTGCAACCCAGGCGGGAATATCAAGTATCATACCATAATCCATATAAGCATCCATCCAACGCAATACACCATCACGTTTCTTTTGTGCTTTTGGACAGTTTGGATCTTTCCAGTCACCTTCCCAAACACCCTTACCAATCTGGAAGCCACCTGAGTCACCAAGTAGCCAAGTGTTTGCTCTATCTCTGTTACGCACCATATCTTCCTTAGGTGCATGTTTTGTAGTATCTAAGTCAGCATGTCCTGCTGAGTACAATGTCCACTTATATTGAAACTGTCCTTGATCTTTATTTAGATAGTTAAGACTTTCAACGCCATTATTTAAATTGCTTGGTATTCTAGCAGGATCAACATAGTTTTCAAAACGCTGTTTGCCCACGTAAGTAGCATAAAAGCCACTCAACGCAGGCAGAAAAACAGCATAGTCATTTTGTGTTGCAGTTAAATTTGTATTCATTATTTACTTTGTGCTGGCAGGATATAGTCATACTTGGCCATACCACTGTCTACTGTAATCATCATAGCACCTTGATCTGTGATGCTAATTTTCTTATCGCCATCTAGTCCTAAAATAGAAATAGTTTGCGCAACTGGCCATGCCCAAGTGTGTTGCAAGGTTCCACCTACATCGTGTTGGAATGTAAACTTACCTGCGTGTGTATTCAAGTCACCGAAGTAAAAGTTTAGATTTCCATCTTCTGTTTTGACCTGGAATACTGGTTCTTCTGAATGAGCACCAGCCATTAGTTTCATACGTGCAATTGCTGCAACACTTGGAGTAAATTCTACATCCCATGTGCTACCTTTGAATTTAACACTTTTTAATTTTTCTTCGATAATTGCTTTATTCATAAAGCGATAGTCGTTTTGGAAGTCGCCAACTTCATTTTCAAAATGAATATGTGTTGGAATAATTTCTCCGTTGCGTTCTTCCTGTACCACATCAATTTTTGCTTTGTCCTGGTATTCTGGGTTCTTCAAATGATATGCAAGTTTATTTAAATCTGGCATACCAAATGTACCTACAAATTCCGACACAGGCGAATGAGTTGTTGCACTAAGTACAACACTTCTATCTTCTGCCATACTTTCGATACTAGTCTCTTGTTCTGCAACAACTTTTAATGTTGTAATAAAACCGAGACTATGTGTGTGCGACACAACATCTTGTAAGATATCTTTCATACTGTTTCTCCATTGTTAAATTCTATTATATTGCCTAATCTGCTGTTTGTCAATAGTTTTTCTACTGAGTATTTAGGTTTAAAGCCTAGTGTTTTAATTTTTTCCGTATTTGCACAAGTCCATTGTCTTTCGTTTGGGGTATTTAGACGGATGGGCAAATCTTCTACAAAGTCACGGATACGAAAAGGATGTCCTGTACCTATATCAATTTCTCCTTTATACTTGCTATTCATACATAATTCTATTGCATCGCATAAATCTTCAATATGTATAAAATCTCTGTAATGGTTTGTAACATATTCAAGTTCTCCATCTAGATACTTTTGCATAAACATACCTTTTCGAGGATTATCAGAATAAACTGTATGGAATCTCATACATAGCGTATTGGAATAACATGATGCTGCTTCTTCTACGATATACTTGCTTGCTGCATATGGATTTAGATGTGGCTCATATGCTGAACTTGAACTTGCAATCAACATACGTGTGTCTGGATAGCGTTCTAAAAGTCTTTTGGTGACTTCTACATTATGAAGCCAATAACCTGCAGGATCCTTCATTGATTCACGAACACCACTTTTTCCTGCTAGGTGTATAATTAAATCAAATTCTTCTTTTAGGTCACAAGTTGTTAGATCTTGGCTGTTGTTAAGTTTGTCTCTATCCCAACCGTCCTTAAGATCAAACCCTACAACACTATGTTTTTTTGTAAGTCTTTTTAGTAAATGACTCCCAATAAAGCCTCTATGGCCTGTTAACATAACTTTCATTTAAGATCTCCATTGTATCCTTCCAGTCTTTGACATGATAGGATTTACCATTGCCTCTCTTGGCAATCGCAGTTGATAATGGTTCGTCATTACCACCAGGTTCTTGTCTATCGCCAAAAAAGATTAGTTTGTCATGGTCGTTAAAATCATTAATAATTTGTGATTTGTCACAACCTGTAGGATAGATATCAATACCTGTTTCTCCTCCTACTTTTGCTGTTATGTTTTCAAATTCTGTGTTAATTTGATAAGCAATACTTTCACGTTCTCTACTTTCGAGATCGTGTTTAATATATAATTTACGTTCGCCTAGTGTGCAGTTACGTCCAACTATACTAAAGTTAACACAACCTGGACGCACTTCGATGTGGTTACCTGTGCGTAAAGGAAAATTACTTGCTTGTAGCCAACCATGCATTAGATCCATAAGTTCTTTTGGTGCCGTCCAGTCATTGGTTTTTACATTAACACCGTGACTCCAAACATCGTTTCCAGAACAATTATAAACAACTTTTGCTGTACAAAACAAAACATTACCAATTTGTTCAACTGTTTTATCTTTGTCACTGCCTGTAATCAAATATACATCATTAGTTGTTACAAAATCAAAAAAGAATTTGTTGAACTCAGGATCGATAGTTTGTCTACTTGGAGTTAGTGTTCCGTCGACATCAAAAATAAACTTATTCATTTATGCATACCGCCTTTTCTCCTTCTGTAAACAATGCTTCAAGAACTGCTGCATTAATGCTGCATTGTTTTTCTGTAGGATAATCATTAAATCTTGTAACTTTGTATTCATTAATATCTACAAGTGAACTAATTATCAACAGTGTCCACATCATTTTCTTCCTCTCTAGTTATAAAGTGTACTTTTACAATACCCTTCTTTTCTTTTTTGATATAAAATTGTAATCCATTTTCTATAAAAATTTTTCTAAGTTCATCACATGTTGGATCAGTATTTCGTATCATCCTTGCTTCGCCCTATGCTGTGCTTCGCTTGCTGCTTTGGCTAGTTCACTAAACCTATCTGCTGTAAGTCTAAGGTCTGTGTTTTCTAAATCTCTTGCTATATTGTGTAGCAAGATTACCATATCTTGATCAGTTAGTGCTTTACGTCCTTCAGGTAGTGGCATTTCTTTCCCTTTCGCATACTCGTTTTCTTAAATCGCTGCTTGAGAAGCGGTGATCTCTTTTATTGAAATGTAGCTGGATACCCCGCTTCTTGCAAATATCCTTGCCAGTAAAATCCTTTTCACGATACTCTTCACCTAGTATTCTAACATCAATATGATACATTGTCAAGATATCTTCTAAGTCTTGTTCAGTTGCATAAGGAATTATTTCATTTACATAACTAACTCCTTTGAGTTGTGTATAACGTTCCACTATTGTTTGTACAGGTGGATTCTTTTCTGGCCTATCTACACTGGGATCCATTTGTAATCCGCATATAAGATAGTCACACTGTTCTTTTGCTTCACGTAGCATTTGTATATGCCCGGCGTGAAGTAAATCGAAGGTCGATGCGGTAAATCCTACTTTCATTCGTACCAATGCCTCCTCTTTCTATCAAAACCCATTTCTTCATCATACCTTTTTATTGCACCATTTATTATTGTCCATTTTACCCAACTTTCCCAACAGTGATCATTATTCCTAAATATTGTATTAATAATATACACTAGATTTATTTTATTGTCACGTTTTCTTTGCCAGTTCCTTGCACTAAATGTTTGATTAATCCTGCCTCCAAGTATAACATTTATGAAAATACTAAATGCTATAAAAAGTCTTCTAAGATATTTCTTCATTGCTCCCTATTAGTTTATCCTTGTTATTTTCTAACATATTGTCTTTAATGTCATAAACCTGCTCATGTTTAATCAAGTTAATTATAGTGTTAGTTAGATCAACTTCTCTACGTAAGTATCCAATCTTGGTTTGTAATTTTTGGAGTTCTTCTAGATAATATTCTAGTTCTTTTTCTTTGCGTAACTTTTGTTCTATAAAGTCTGTAATAAGAATAAGTTTTGATTCTTCACTCATTGATTATAGTACTCCACTTTTTTAATTTTTCACGCTTTACATTAGAGCGTTTAGCAATTTCAACATGATTAACAATTCCATGATCAATCATAAGTTCAATCATACACTGTACATCGCCAAGTTCTTCTAATAATTTCTGCCGCCATTCTTTATTAACTTGTCCAGCGTTTTTATACTTTCTCGTAATTTTGCTACAAACTTGGATTAATTCGCCACATTCTTCACTGGTGATAATCATTAGTTGTTGTAGTTCATTTATAGGACTTTTCATGCTATACTCCAAATTCAAACAAACTGTTAAATGTAGTGTGCTGTTTTGTATCTTCTAGTGGATAGTTCAACACACCGATCAAGTTATCTAGTTTGTTGTCAATAATAGTTTCTGCCATTGCTGCATCATCAAATGGTAGTTCCTTAAACCATTCTGGAATACGTAGTTCATCTGTAGGATATGCTACTGAAGTAAACCCTAATGGATTTTGCTTTAATTTACAAACAATAACTTTCATGCCATCTACAATCTCTTGCGAATACTTGTCGCCGTTCATGCGTTTTAGCGTATTCCAATTGATGCTTGCTCTAACGTGCCCTGGCATATTGGCCTTGCCTTGGCGTTCTTCAAGACGCTGATAGTGTCCAATCTTGTTTGCACGTTTTGGTGTGCCTTTTTCCCAACCTGGACGTTGTGAAAATTCTTTTCTGAACGTAGTAATACGATCTAGGATTTCTTTTTCTGGTTTGTCTTGTAGCACCATAAGAAGAATTTCACTTAAGAACTCTTGCATAAACACTGGAGTATCTGATCTACGCAAGTCCAAGCCCATTGCTTTTACTTTACCTGGTTTGCCATCTACATCTGAACGGAAACCTTCTACATCATACACTAGTGCCGCATAACGCTTCTTTGTAATATACAATCCGCTTTCTGCAACAATTTCTCTACCTGCGGCAATAACATCTGAACGACTCTTTGGACAATGAAATGCCTTTAGCATAAATTCTTGGAACGTAGCATTTGCTGCTTCTGCTACTTGATCATATAATGTAATTACATTGTCTTTACTCCAAGGAATATTACCTGCTTCGATTTCTTTACGTAATGTCGGATATGCACTAAAGTACACAGAGTCTGTGTCACCATAGATAACACTTTCTCCTACGTGATCGTATTTGCCTGTGATAACTTTGTTTACTTCTGCACTCATGTGCTTAACAATAGTACGACCTGTGAGTGTAGTTGATTGACCGATACGCTTATCAAAAAATCTACAACCTGGATTCAAAATAGCACCATACAAACTGTTCAAGTTAATTTTTTTAACAAGTTGCCTTTTATCCCAGTATTCAATTTCCGCATCATTTTTAGCGTCTTTTGCTTTCTTAAGCATCTTTTGCATGTCTTTACGCTCTGCATACCAACGCTTTAGGATACCTGGAATAACGCCTTCAAATTCTGTAGTAAAAATAGTGCCATTTGAACTAAGCATCCAAGGCATGTTTGAATCAAAAACAAGTTTATGTATTTCGGCAGCACTTAATACATCTGAACGACCATCTTCCCAGTCAACAGTTAGTGCAACATCTTTGCGTTGTTCCATAACTGCTTCGTATTCTTCTGTGCTGAAACGTCCTTCCCAACTACCTGCGAACGACTTTTTCTTTAACCCCATATCTTCAGTAACACGAGCTTCAGAAATTTCAGGACGTATTTGTCCTATGATAGTTTCTGGAGCCATATTCAACGCACGAATCACACTTGGATACAGTGAGTTCAAGTCCATTGAACCGATCCATTTGTGTACACCTTTTTTAGGAAACGCAACATAAGCACCAGCGGCTTGTGTGCTTTCTGTGTCATCACGCTTTGGCCGATTTGGTACACGTAAGTCTCTGTTGTGTGCTTCGTTGATAATACCTTGCTCTGTTACAGCAACAGCACCCATTGTTGTTTGTAGAAGCACTGTATTTTCATGTGCAATTGAATTGCTTAAATCAATAAAACGTAATTTCTTATCTAGTTTGTCAAGTAGTGCAACGTCTTGTCTGTTATATTCAATAAATGTTTCAAAGTCTTGATTATACAATTGATCAAGTGTGCCTTCATAAACAGTTTTGTTTTCGCCTACTTCAATTTCACCAATCGCATCTAGTCTATATGTATGACGTTCTTCATATGTGTATTTTCGATATAGTTCCAAACTGTCTAAATGCACACGACCTACAAAGTCATATGTTTCTGACGTTTTACCAAATTTTTCATATTCACGCTTCTTGGGCAACTGTCCCCATAAACAAAAACGTCTTGTATCATCGTTGCTGAGTACACGTTTAATTCTATTAACAGTATACGGAACATCATAACCTTCTGAGTTCCAACCACTTTGTACATCTGCATCTTCAATTAAGTCTAAGAACGTCTGTAACATTTGTCTTTCACCATCGCCGTTCTTATCATTAGTGAAAAGTATTACTTCGTCTCCCCAACGTTCTTTACACATAGCAACAGCATCTTCATGCTTCATACCTTTAGGTGGAACAGCAAGTGTAATTAGCGCACTGTTTAGCCATTGTAAACATACAGTAATAGCAGTAATTGGCATAAACGGATCTTCAACTGGAGCAAAGCCACGCTCTGGATCAAAGTCCGTCTCAATATCCCAAAACGCAATGTTTAGTTTGGGTGCATCTTGATTAAGATAATTTTCACTTAAACATTGAAAGATAGGATTAATGTCGCTTTCGAACAAGTTCTTGCCTTTGTTAATAGCAACTTCTTTTCTAAAGTCTTTTGTGTTTTTACACACAATACGTGTAAGAGGATCGCCATAGACACTTTTATATTTGCCTCTAGGATCTTCATAATAAAATGTATATTTTGCTTGATATTCGTGGAAATGTCGCTTTCCATCTTTGCGTTCTACAACACGAATGATATCTTGATCACGGTCAAAGAATGCATCTACATAACTCATTTATTCTCCTTCGTTGTTTCTGGCCAACGGACCTTCTACATGCTCGTAATGTGAGCGACTCATTATTATATATTACAGCAAGAATAATTGCACCATTGCTATTGAGTTCATAACAACAAACCATGCACACAATACTATTGCAAACGCTGCTTTACGAATTACAGTGCTAATAACTCCAAGTATACTTCCAATTAGATACATCGGAATAAAAATTTCTGTTGCAGGATCTAACACTGTAAATGTTAGTACAGCACTTGCAGAAATTAAAATTAAGGTTTCCGCCATTTCGCAATAAAATGCTAGTGGAGAAAGTCTATAACTTTCTTTACAGAAATCAATTATAGACTTAATCATTTGTCCTTACCAACAGTTACAACAAGTGTTTCGAGGTCTTCAAACTCGTCTTGGTGTCTATCCCAATCTCCTTTTTGTGCAACTTTAATAGCCTTGTTGATCAAACTTGGCTTAATGTTAAGTTCTTCTGCTACTGCTTTTATTGTGTCTTTTAAACCTGCTTGTAGGTCCTCAATTTCTTGAAGCACAGTCACACCTTCATTGACTAGGCGTTCTAGTTTTTGCTTTTCTTCAGCACCATATACTCGATCACTCATAAGATTTCTCCTTTATTTGTATTATACAACTTATAAGAAAAAAGTCAAGAAGTAATTACCACTTTAATGATGTTCTTTTTTTGACATCTCTTTGAGCACGGATGGCATTCATAAGACGAATGATTTTGCTTTTCTTTTCACCTGGACGATGATAGTTATTCTTTTGTATCCAAGTTTTATCTGCTTCTAACTCTTTGGCAAATTGCTCACCAAGTAGTTTTTCTAAGTAGGACAAGTCGTCATCACTCAGTTCTTGTATCTTCTGTGAAACCATTCTGTTTATGTCTCCATGCTTGTTCAAATTGTTCACTGTATTCATAAAGAGGTGCACCATCGCCGCCATCATACCAGAGGCGTTTGAAATATCCATTTGCACTTGCTATTACTGTTTCAGGGGAAGCGTCAAGGTGGCCCTTGACCATGTAAAATAATCTGTATTGTTCTTTGAGATCATTTTTTAACATAACGTATTTACATATTTGTTACAATTGAGCGCTAACATTATCAAAATACCGTTTCAATAGATGTTCCTCTCAATCTATCTAAATGTTTTTGATAACTCATACCTTGATCAAAATAATCAATGTTCCGTTCTCGGATTACTGCCGGCAAGCTTCTTTTAAGATCTGTATATGTGGCACACAAATCTACATAAATCTGTTTATGATTATCAGGTGCATGACAAGGTGCAAATTCTTTAGGACTGTTTACAGGATAAACTTCCCATCGTTCAAAATTATTTGACATGATCCATTCGCCTAATGGTTCCATGTGTTTTACATTCAACCAACTTACAGTTGTACAAACATCACTTGTACCGATTTGTTGTGCTTTTGCTATGTTTTTTATAATTTTATCCCAATTGCTAGGATACCTTATATATTCGTTTACTTCTTTATAACCGTCAATGCTAAAATGCCATTCAACGTCAAATTTTTCTAAGATTGAAAGTAATTTCGTAGGTAAGTTATTTCCATTTGTAGTAATACGCAAACTAGGTTTACTATCATATACTAACAAATATTCGCAAAATTTTTGAAGATAATTATTTACAGTTGGTTCTCCACCTGTGAAACGTATTTCATCTCTATCATGTAAAAATTCGGCAAGTTTTTGTATATTTTTTTCGTCTTCATACCATAAATCAAATGAATATTTTTGTCTTTGTATCAGTTTGTGTTGTATATCTTGCGAATCTAATTTTCTTAGTTCTGTATCTATTAAACTACTGTTAACAGGACCACACATTGAACACGAAAGATTACATTTGTTTCCAAATTTTATCTCAGCGTCTTTGCGATTGTTCTTATATTTTCTATCGCTTTGCAATCGTAAACTTTCAAAGCCATAAGATTCTTCTTCCTCACAATCTCTACATCCTTCGGGAAATATTCCATTATCAAGATCTTTCCTAACACTTGCTAAAAAGTCACTGTCTTTGTATTTTTTGATATCTGAAACTTTTACAAGATCGTTTCTGTCACGGTCATCCCAATTACAGCAAGGCCGTAAGTTACCCAAAGTATCCATACTGATGTGATTATCTAGCCATTTACATTTCTTCGGAGAGTTCGAAGAGTTTGTCAATTTCTCTGACTTTTCCACAGGACTTTCCGCATTGGACCCAGCATTGACTGATTGATTTTGATTGCCAACTTTCTGAATAAACTGCAAGTACGCCTCCGTCTATAATCTGATCAAGTCTATGATGATGTAAATTATTTGCATCGCCTAGTGTTTTTTGTAGTGTTTGCATTTCTCTTGCTTCAGGAACATATCTAGGGCCTTGCATTTTATTTCCTACAAAGCAACAAGGATGAACTCTTCCTAATGCATCTATATATAGTTCGACCATTGGTTCTTCATGGTATGGATATGGCAAAGTTCTAAAACTGTTACAAGCAATTACACCTTCTTCTGTTACTGGCGCTGGCATATCTGCTTCCCAACCTAATGGAGCAGGAGTGTAATGATCATGTCCGTTGTCTGTAGCATGTTCTAGGACATATTCTAAGTTGTAGTCTTTGTCATATGCTGGCATACCTGTGCCGTCGACACCGAATGGATTTTTTAATACAAAATTAATACCATTTTCTTGTGCAATTTTTCTGCTAAGTTCTACCTGATGTTTGTTGTGTTTGAATTGTAAAAAGTCCCAATCAGTGTGCGCACCTGTAAATGCATATGCAATCATGTTATTCCATGCTTTATCCCAAATAACATTTCTTCTGTATATATGGTTAGTATCTTCTAAGCCGTCTATACTAAATGTAATTTTACGCATTGGTTTTGGGTTTAAACCATTTGTTGTTTCTAAAAACAATTCTCCTATTGCACGGAAATGATCCGGAGTGCGCAAGCCTCCATTGGTGTTAATTTGTATAGTTGCTATACTGTTAGAACATATGTAATCTAATATATCATATATATCATTACAGGCCAATGGATCTCCATGTGTTCCGCAAAATATCCAACTTTTAGATTTTTGTACAAGATCTAATGGAAACCATCTTTTAAACAAATCAATTGTAATATCCGTTTGCACAACTTCCGGATCGACATTAGTGCTATTACGTAAGAATCTTGGACAGCCTGGACACGCTGCATTGCATCGTGTACTTAATTCTACGTGAAAAGCATTTAGATCGTTATAATTCCATGCATTATACTTCATGTAGTATTTATCATTAAATGCGTATATTATGAAAACGCTAAATGACTATCTAAAGTAATATGTTCAAAGCCTTGTAGTTCTTGTTTGTAAGAATACAAATCTCCTAGTATTAAATAACGAAATCCTTGATCTCGAAAATAAGCACATTCACTACGCAATGATCTGTATCCTAATTTTAGTTTAGGTGATTTATAGTTCCATGCAAATTGATCAGCATGTGCTGTACTCTTACTCGGATAAACCATGTAGCAACTCCATGCTGCTAGTTCATTATTGTCATAATAACCAAAAACTGTATTTCTATCCCAATCTTCTTTAAATATAGGATAAATTGTATCAAATTTTTTATAAATTAAATATTGTTTGTAAATTTGTTCACATTCTTCAAAGTGTGAACTGTTTAGCAGTTTAAAATCAATTGTTTTATATTTTGTATTTTGTAAATCAATTCTACTTGTCATTCACCCACAACTTCGTTATAATAATCTTGATCCCATTTTACGTAATAGTTTTGTTTACGTAAAGCCTTTCTTGCAAGTTCAAGTTTATCTTTTTGCTGCAAGAAACTTACAGCGTATTTACCGTTGTTGAGTATAGTGTTATCTACTAGTTCTTCTTCATCTGGATGATCTTCCAGTGCAATAAAGCCTCTGTTATGTAAAAATTGATCATTTGAATGTCCTACAGCACGTGATAATTCTTCAGATGTAATCAAAGACGGATCACACCCTAGTATTACAACTTCTGTATTTTTAGGCCAATGATAAGAAAAATTTTCAAGTTCTGCTATAAAATAAGAACTCATGCTTATATTATAGATGTCTTTTAATTCTACACACTTTATCTTGTCTTCTAGCATTGCTTGTTTGGCAAACGGACAAGGAGGTAAGTTATTAAATGTTTCGGAAGGTATACTAAGGAAAGTTTCTATCCAGTTTTGTATATGTTGTTCAAACATAACATTACTTTGCGCCTTTGGTCATTGACTTTTTACGGATAGTAGCATAGTAAACATTTTCCCAATCTTTACCATACTGTTTTTTCATATTCTTTTTCATATCACTGTCGTCATACTTTTTCTTAAGTTTAGTTTCCTTGGACTTTTCAGCCCCAGTCATTTTACGTTCAGTGACTTCGTGAATACGCATTATTAATCACACTTGCATGAACCAGGTTGACCACGTGGAACACCTGCTACTTTACGGCAGCCTTTCCAGCATTTTTGATAAATTTTACTATTACCGTGGCGTTTGCCTTCTGGCAAATTTGCAAGTTCCTTTTTCTCTTGAGCAGTAAGCATTGTTTTACTGCATTCGTTACAAGTCTGTTCTTTCATTTTTTCGGCAAGTGTGGTTTTATAATCAGCTTTTGCTGCTTCGTCCATATTGCCTTTGAATGTTTTCTTTGACTCTCCCATCATATCATAATCTAGTGTATGATATACTGAGCCCATGTAGTCTGCTGCTTTTGTGATTTTGCTTTGCATCCAACCTTCGATGCCTTCTGCTTCACTTACACCTTTTAGCATTTCGTGTAGTTTGATAGCATATTTTGCGATCTTATATAGTTCAGCACGAGCCATTTGCACTTCGTGATCACGTTCTGCAACGCCTGCCATGTCTGCAAGACCTTCGTTTGTTGTTTCCACTTTTTTAATTTTGTTTTCGCAGCAATCACAAGTTTTGCCTACTTCGTCTAATGTATGCTTGCCGCCACAGTGTGAGCAACTACTTGCATCGCAGCCGCAAGTTGCTTTTGCGTGTGCTTCAATCATGCCTTCGCTAGTACCACCTTTGGCGAGAGCAACTAATTCTTTAAAACGATCTACAGTAAACTCACCTTGATCACGCATTGTTGTATATTCACTCATTGCATCTAGCAACTCTCTTGCGGTTGTTACTTGTTGATTAGCAATTAGTGATCCCATATGGTCTAGTTGATTAAAATCAACATCATTCATAGGTGCGTTTTTGACGTTTTGAATACGTCTGCGAATCATTGGAAGCAGTGTCTTTGTCATTTGAGCGAACTGCATCTGTGCTTTGTTTTTTGCTGCTTTATTCATTGTAGGCATCGGTGGCTCCGTTTTCTCTTGTTGTAGTATTTATCGTTTCAGCAGTGATCCGCCAAATAAAGATACACCTTTCATATCTAATGCATTATCAGTTGGCTTTTGTTTTTTGGGTTTTCTTTTAGATTTTGCGACAGTTGGATTTATTACTGTTGATACACTAGATGTTCCCATTCCTGTTGCAACTTCATTTATTATAACATCTTTTATCTTCATTGTCAAGTCCCTCCTACTAATTTTCCTCTTAGAGGATGTTTAGTCTCAGGACCTTTACCTGGCTTAGATTTTTTAGGCATTGGATCTTTGCCTTTAGCATGATCAGCATGTTTATATTCTTCGTATGCTTTGCCTTTGTGCTTTTCTTTGCGAGGTAGTACTTTCTTTTTGTCTTTGTGAGCACCTGCTGCACCACTCTTGCGAATATCCTGCATAATTTTACTGCTAGGATCTCTTTGCTTCACTGCTTCTAAAATGTCTTGCATTTTCATTTGGCTCTCCTTAGGTCTGTAATGCCTGCGTTTTTGCCATATTGTGCATAAATGATGTTACGTGCTTCTCTGTTATTTCTTGCGCTAACTTGGACAGGTATCCATTGTGTGTAGGTACGCTGACGCACTCGGACATTTGCTATCCAAACAGAAAATTGACTCTTTTTGACTTCTCTTATTAGCATAATGTATTTATCTTAAACCTTTTAAGTTCTTCACAGTTCTTTCAAACTTATGATCTTTGTGTTTGAAGCCTATACCTCCTGCTTCGGACCATTTGTTAATGTTTACACCATAGTCGTCAATTAGAATATTTGCAGAACCGTCTGAGTTTGTAGCATACTGTGCTTTGTCGTGTGTTAAAAATATTCTTCTGGGTGGAAAAAATGACAAATTTTTCTTGATCCATTCCTTTTTATGCGGAATACTTTTAGGATCATCAGCAAGTGGACTGCTTAAGATATTATAACTGCCTTTGACACGCTTGATTAACATAAGCAAAGGCTTTGCATTTTTTGTAAGAGGTAAATTTAACCAAAAATCATCTACTGTTTTAATTTTGTTAATTGCATTAGCAGGATCTTCGATATCAGTCCAGTGTTTTTTGTTCATTAATTTAGCCCAATCGCCAAAAAAGTCAGCAAGTACACCGTCCATGTCTACGTAAATTTCAGTATTAGGACCTATGTTTTCTAGTTCTTCCACTAGGTTGTGGTTATATGCCAGCCATGCGATTTCACTTCCGTGTCCTTTTGGCCATGAATGTTCTTCCGGTAGGCTATGCCCGCCCTCCATCAGTGCAAGTTCATATGCACTATAGGTTTTTTCTGCTAGTCCTAAATTAAAAAGTACGTTAGTAGATTTACCTTTTACTTTAGTTGATAGTGTAGGTGGACGTCCGCCAACATCTACTTTATTACCAAATTTTGCTGCTTGCTTTGGTATTTCGTCTACTGCTACATCAGGAGTAGTGTTAACTCCTTTTACAATACGTCCATCTTCTTTTAAAAATTCAAATAGTTTCATTTACAATTACACTTCGTACAAACATCATTTACACAGTCTTTACAATCAGGTCGATAACAATGGCATCTATGCCCACAATTTTTGCAAGTTCTTTTTTCGCCATTCATTTCTTTCTCCCTCTAAATTGCACAGGACCTGTCATATAAGGTAAACTAAACCATAGTTTAAACCAATCTGGGTCGCCAGGCTTAATGCCTTTTTTCTTTTCAATCTTTCTTTTTTCAGCAGCGGCAGCACTCATGTTCTCAGGAGTATATTCAGTATATCCTTTGAATTCATTTATCCCCGCCAACTTCTTTAGATCTTCTATATTCATTCCAATATTTGTTTCTGTCGTTTGTGCTTGTTTTATTTGCTTCGTGCTCTTTTAACTTAGCAACATAATGTGACCATTCTATGTCGTCAATGCTCATATCTTCGTGTTCTCTCCACGTTATACTATACCCATCTGGATATAGATCTACTACTTTTTCTTCCCGCCCTTCATGTTTGCGCACCAATGATACATCCTCGCTTTCTCACCCGAACTATTTTTTGCTCGCTTACGTAATGCTGTAACACTGCCATTACAACTTGCCCCTGCACGTTTTACACGCCCTGGTCTGCTTTTGCCTTTTACTTTACCGTCAGCAAAGTTTTCTTTTACACTCTCTGGAACATCATCACGCCAAGTTACATTTTTTGGATCAGCAACAACTGCACGGATTTTATCTACACCTGCTTTTAGGTGTGCAAAGTATCTGTGATGTCCATCAACAATAAGCCACTTACCTTTGTGTCGTAAGATTACGATAGGTTTAATCTTCTCACCTGCTTTAATCTTGTCAACAAACTTCATCATATTGTCGTGATTGTCTTTAGGATCCATTTTGTCTGCAGGTTCAAACGGTGTAAGTTTAGATACGTTTACTATTTTTACTGGTTGTTTTTTATAATATTTGTCGTCAACATCTGCACCTTGGTACTCAGGATTAGTCCACATAGTGATTTCTGCGCCTTCGTTTTTCATTCCAAGTTCATCAACCATTATTTCTAACGCTGAATCTACATCATTTAAGCCATTTTCTTCTTTTGTTTTCTCATACCAACTTCTTACAAAGTTTGATGCTGCGTGTCCATAAGTATCTGGTGCCATCATCATTTGATAAAGAACTTGATCAGGTGCTTCTCGTTGAGACCTTACAAACTTTCTAAGACTATCTAAGTCTGTACTTTCATTATATGCTAAATCTGTTGCTGCTTTTGCTTTGGTAGCATCAGGATGTTTAGGATTGATAGTTACAACTTCGCCGTTGATTAGTTCTGCAATGTTTGCACTTTTGCCAATCTTGTCTAACAGTTGATGCAGTTTATCATTTGCATCGTAACCAGTAGTTTCATAATCTGGTTTGCCACGTACTTCTGTACGTTTACCTGTAGCAGTATCAGTAATATGTAATACATACATATTAGGATCACGCTCTAGTTGTAGTTTGTAACCTTCAATAATTTTTTTTTTGGGTTTTGTCTTTTTTGGTTTTTCGTCTGAACTATGACCAAAATACTTGTGAACTAACTTGTCTAGTTTTCTGTGGAATTCATATTCTTCATCCGGAGAAGCATCTTCAGATATGTCAATTGATTCGTCGGCCATCTTTTGAACAAGTTCGTCACCTTTTTTCGTAAAGAATTTTTGTAGGGCAACACCTCCTAAGATCAATATTACTGCCATCATAATACTAAACTTGTTTGCAACAAGGAATTTAACCATTTCAGGACCAAGTATACTTTCAACCCAGTCCCATCCTTTTTTAGCATAATATGCCGCTGTGCCGCCTATTGCTATTTTGCCGCCATGCCGTCTAATTGCCCATTTGACTACAGGAACTGCGCCTCTCCTTGCAGCCCATCCTAAAACCCAACCTGCTGCTTTTGCACCTGCCCATAATACTGCTGGTGCAATCTCATTAACTTGTTGTTCTTCGCCGTGTATTTCAGGATGTTCAGCACTTCCGCCGATATCCTTGACTTTTAAACCTAAACGTGCTGCTAGTTTAAGGAATACTTCTTTTTCTTTATCGTTAGCAAATGTAATTATAGCATCGCTTTCGCCTTGACCAAATTCTCTAGGATCTGCACGGTTTAATGTAGGAAAATGTTGTCCTAATTTGTACCAGTCTAAGTCACCAGGAGTATCAATAACAACAGTATTCTTTGGCATAGTTAGTAGATCATTGTGTCCTATGTGATTGTTATATGATGCTTCACCAACAGGAGCCTCAGGATCGCCCAGTGCTTGATTTAACAATTTAACAGCAACAGGGGCACCATTACCGTACATAAGTTTAGCAGCTTTCAATTTATCTTCGTCTGACATTTCAGGCCATGTTGCTCTAAGTTCACTAGCACTCTTGATTTGCATACCTGAAAAATTAAAATCTATAGTAGGACCATATGCCATGTATCCCATTTCATCACTAGTTCTAAGATTTTTACCTTTGTATGATCTTAAATAACCGGGCTCACCATTCTTCTTTGTTTGATCTGGTAACGGCTGTTCGCCCTTGTCTTTTAGACTGCGTACAAATACTATTGCTGCATCGTCTCCTAACATGTCTTTATAACTGTTTAAATTAAAAGGTGATTTGACTTGTATAAAACGCTCTGCAGGAACTCCTGCCATGTTAGCAAGTTTCTTTTTTACATCGAAAGGGAATGGTCTAGTTTTGGTATCTGCTGTTGCAGCGACAAATACATTTTCACTACCAAATGTTTTAGTCGCCCAATCATATAAACTTTTGTGACCAGGATGAAACGGATGAAATCCTCCAGGCATAATTGCAACAATACGTCTTGCCTGTGCTTCAAAAAGGTCACGAACAAACATTAATACTCTCCGTTGCGGAAGTTTTCTATTTCGCCTCTTAGTATTTGATCGATTACCATCATCTTTTCTTCTCTTGTACACATCTCTTCAGGCATTTTTTTGATTTTGAATTTATCAACATATTCTCTTATAGCACATTCGACAGTAGGAAGTAAAGACTTTTTATCGTATTTTTTGCCTTTTTTTACAACTTCTTGTACATCACACATTTTTGGATATAATTGGCGTCTATAAAATTCAGGATCATTCTTCATATAGACTACTAAATCGTCAACAACGTTAAACGGAAGTTTGTCTCCAGTTTTCATATCCATGTCTTGGCTAAGATCGTGAAACTCGTTGATTTTTACCATTTTCTACAACTCCAGTAACGTGCTTTTGTTCTTGGTCCTGGATTATCACAGTTATGTCTAGCACGGAATGAACGTCTACGTGCTGGGTTAGACTTTTTGATCTTCATGTTTGGATCACCAAAGTTAACTTTCTTAATATTTTTAGTCTTTGGATCTCTTACATATACTTTGAACTTTTTAACATCGCCGCGCATAGGTTTGCCAAGTTTAACTTTGCGTCCTTGATATTCAGCTTCGTCCATTGATTTTCTATCACGTCTTAATTCTAAATATTTTGTTCCACTAGTTGCTACCATACCCATTGCTTTTGCATCGTTTTGTGCTTGCATTTTATTTGTTATTGGATAGCTTTTTTTAACTTCTAGTGTTCCTGGATCATAGACAATATACATATTTCTATATTTTTCAAACTCTGATCTTTCTTCTAAACCTTCATCTTCATCTTCGTTGAACCACATGACACCGTAGTTTTCAAAAAACTCGTCGCCGTCATATGTTTCTTCAATGTCTGAAATTTCTTCGTTAGCAGATATTTCAATATCAAAGTCGTCATAACCTTGTTCAAACATATAATTTGCTAGGTGCTCTGCATATCCATCTGCTTCTTCTTCTGATAATTCCCTAGATAGAGGAATTTCAAAAACTGTTGCACCCTGTTCTGATTCAAAAATGTCGTTGCCTGGAAAAATTGACTCATCTAACTTTTCAGCAATGTCGGTTTTTTCCATGACTACTCGTACGAAATGTTCCATGATCGATCCTTTGTAAATTTACTAATACTATTTATCTAGATCATGTTTGTAGATTAGTTTATCGATCCTTGAAATATTTCCACCTGAGAGTAGTTGAAACAAAGTAAGTGCTTTGTCGTTCTTAATATAAACGTATTGCCCTTTGATCCATTTTTTGTTTTTTATTTTTTCTAATAGTTTAGGGCCACACTTGCATAAATTAGGATTTTTTACAATCCAATTAGCCATTAAGGGATTAACGCTATTACCTCCAAACGTAACTTTGTAATCAAACTCTACTTCTTTGTTTACAATAATAACATTTTTATTCTTTTGCAAATATTCTATCATATCAGGATTTGGTTTCCAAACCTTTATATAATTTGCTGATAAAGTTTTTGCTAACCTATCAATTAAACTTTCATTATTAGAATAAATGTTTAAAAAACTTTGTTCTACTCTGATAGTGTAGTCTTCTTCGTGCATAAGATTGGCAATAACTCTTTCAACATCAAGTAATTCATCAGTGTCAATCGAAAGGTGTGTTTGTCCAAATCGAGCATTAACTTGAAATGTTTTACTTCCAGGAAAAACTCTTGCTTTAAAAGCATTAAGTTCTCGTCTTGCGTACTGAAAGTTTTTTCCATGCTGCATTTCAGTACGCAAGATATGTGCTACATAAAGTCTTGTTTCTAATTTATATAGATATTTGTTATAGTGTAGTTTTGTAGTCTCAGCTTGTTGCAATTACAGTACTCTCAACATTTAGGACGATGTCTTTGCCTTTTGCGTTGATTGTAAGTTTACCACCGTCTTTTAAATCACCAAACAATAGCATCCTTGACAAAGGACGTTTGATATCTTTGTCAATAACACGCTGTAATGGTCTTGCACCCATCTTGCGATCGAAACCTTTGTCTACTAACAAGTCTAATGCTTCGTCTGTGACACTAATTTCTACGTTTTTGTCCTTAACTTGATCTTTAAGTTCTTTTAAGAACTTGCCAACAATTTTTAACATCACAGGCTTACCAAGTTTAGCAAATGTAATAACGCCATCTAGCCTATTTCTAAACTCTGGAGCAAAGAATTTTTTCAATTCACCGTCTTCGTAGTCAGAACCATCTGTTTCTTCACCAAAACCGATTGCATTCTTTTCTGATTCTCTAGCACCTAAGTTAGTTGTAAGAATTAGAATACAATTTCTAGCATCTGCTTCTTTACCGTTTGACCCTGTGATCATTCCGTTATCCATAAGTTGCAATAAAACATTACTTACATCAGGGTGTGCTTTTTCAATTTCGTCTAACAATAACACACAGTTTGGATTTTCTTGTAATTTGATAATAAGTTGGCCGGCATCGTCTTCAAAACCTACATAGCCTGGAGGTGCACCGATAAACTTAGCAACACTGTGCTTTTCTTGGTATTCGCTCATATCAAAACGTACAAGTTGTACACCTAAATGATGTGCAAGTTGTTTTGCTGTTTCCGTTTTACCTGTTCCTGTTGGACCCATAAACACAAACGAGCCAATAGGTTTGTTTGCTGCCTTTAATCCTGCTTGCGCCACAAGTATTTTATCAACAATGCCTTCAATTGCTTCGTCTTGTCCATAAACACTGCCTTTCATATTATTTTCTAAATTAGCAAGGTTTTCTGTTTCACGTTCTGCAACTTGTTCTTTAGGTATTTTAACCATTTTAGCAAGTTCAAATTGAATACTTTCTTCTGTAACAATTTTATTTTCTGTTTGATTGTTAACTTTGAATCTACTACATGCAACATCGATTACATCAATTGCTTTGTCAGGTAGTTTTTTATCTGCTTGATATTTTATTGTTAGTTTTACTGCTGCTTCGATTGCTTCATCAGTAATTTCAACAGTGTGGAACTCTTCATAATACTTCTTTATACCATGTAAAATATCTTTTGTAATTTCTGCACTAGGTTCGTCTACAGTTACCCGCTGAAAACGTCTCATTAGAGCACGATCTGATTCAAAATACTTACGATATTCTTCCCAAGTAGTTGAAGCAACAACTTTAATGTTGCCTTTAGATAATGCCGGTTTGAGCATGTTTGCAAGATCGTTTGCACTATTGCTGCCTCCTGCTCCTGCACCTGAAATCATGTGTGCTTCATCGATAAACATGATTGTTTTACCTTTTTTCTGTAGTGCAGATAATACAAGTTTAAAGCGTTCTTCAAAGTCTCCACGATATTTTGAGCCAGCAAGCATACTACCAATATCGAGTGCATAAACATTATATTCTTTTAGGAAATCTGGAACATCATTGTTTACAATTTTCCATGCAAGTCCTTCTGCAATAGCAGTTTTACCTACACCTGGATCGCCTACCATAAGAACATTTGATTTTGTGCGGCGTCCTAACGCAAGTGCTAGTGATTCTATTTCATCTTCTCGTCCAATTACAGGATCGATCCGGCCTTTTTTAACATCAGCATTAAGATCATCAGTGAACGCCTTTAACGCTTTATTAGCGATCCCGGCATTTTCCATATCATCTTCGTCGGTAATATCTAACTCAAGTTCTGCACTCATATATTGAATAAACTTATCTTTTTGAATACCTGCTTGTTGACATGCAAAGAACGCATAACTTCTTTTTTCACTTAATGTACTAATAAAGACATCAGTAATTTCTATTTGATTGCGTCCTTGGAATAAAACTTGTGCAAATGCTCTGTTTAAAACACGTTCAACTGTTCCTGTTTTTACAGGTTTGTATTTTTTTGCTTCTGTTTTAATTTCGCTTAGTTTTGTTTTGAGATAATTTTCTACATTCTTTTTTAATAGGTCTACATCTGTATCAAACCCTTTTAATGCTGTAGAAAATTGTTCTTCGCAAAGCATTGCAAACAGAAGATGTTCAAGAGTAACATATTCATGTTGTAATTTCTTTGCGTCTTTAACTGCCTTGTCAAATACTACTTGTAATGCCTGGCTAGGTTCTACCATTTTTGTTCCTTTTTGCTTGCTTTTTTAAACCCATGTTAAGTTTAAGTCTACTAACCCTATTAATGAATTGTATTCCTTGTAAATGGTCGTATTCATGTAAAAATATTCTACTGTCAATATCATTAAATTTTGTCTCTATATGTATAACATCTTTATAATCATTTGTCAAGGTATCAAATTCAACAATACAACTAATTGGACGTCTTACTTTAAGTGTTAAACCTGGATGGCTTAAACACCCCTCAATTCCTTCTTCTAATTCTTTACTTATTCCTTTAATATGTGGATTCATCACAACGATTGTATCGCCGTATTTTTTATTTAACAAACATTTCATAACAAATATCTGCCCATTTATTCCCACTTGATTTGCTGATAGCCCTAATCCACCTTCCTTTTGCATTAATTCAATCATTTGAAATGCAAGAGGTCTTGGATTATCTGTAACCAAGTCAAACTTTGGAACAGGATTTTCTAGTCTTGTATCAGGCGCTACGATTAATTGCATCATTTATTAATTTTACCTTTTCTAGCATATTTGGATCTTTTATTTTTGGTGTAATACCTTTCAACTTTACATATAAATTTCCTGTACGTCCTGTATTAAGTTCTGGCAAACCTTTTCCAGATACACTTAATATTGTACCTGGGTTTGTTCCTGCAGGAATATTCAATCTAACCATGCCTCCTTCTAGAGTTGGAATGTTTTTTGTTGTACCTGTAATAAAATCAAAAAGATTTACCTTTTCTTCAATATGTAAGTGTGCATTATCTCTTCTAAACCTAGGATGTTTTACAATGCTTATTTGCATAATCAAGTCACCTCTAGGCAGACTGTGGGCAGAGTGATCTCCTAATCCTCTGTATCTCATTAATTGACCATCCATTACACCAGGAGCAATTCTAATACTTGCACTTGTTTCTACACCATTTAACATACTATAAGTTGCAAGAAAATCTTTACCTGTTAAAACATCTTCTAGTGTTAAACTTACACGCAATCTAATATCTTTATTTTTTACTGCTCGATGTTGTTGTGCAAAACCTTGTCCAAACATACTGCCAAAAATATCGTTAAAATTACCGAAGTTATCAGTAAATGCATTACCTTGAAAATTATTATTAGTTGCAGGATTGTCATATAACGATCTTTTTTCAGGATCTTTCAACGTATCATATGCTTCGTTAATTTGGGCAAACTTTTTGCCATCACCACCCTTGTCAGGATGGTGTTCCATTGCAAGTTTTCTGTATGCTTTCTTTAATTCGTCTGATGTGGCGTGTTTGTTTACACCTAGTACGCTGTAATAGTCCATACTATTACTTATTTGCTACTCCGCTATTTTTTGCTAGTTCCGGTGTATAGTCCAAACCATGCTGCGCCAGCACCTACAATTACGGAAATAAGTGCAGACTGGTTCATGCTAGGATCATCTAGTGTCATGTACCATAAAACTGTTTTGTAAAGCAAAAAGATATAAACTGTTAAGAATGCTCTTGGAAAAATTCTCCATGCATCTACTGCTTTTGCTAAATGTATAAGTTTAGCATAAGGATTTGGTCCTAGATCTTTTACAGTTGTATCAACTTCCAAATCAAGTTTTACTTTCTTTGTTAGCCCTTCAGAACTTGCTGGAACTGCTACTGTAGAATCATATGTAGGCATTTCTGTCATTTGTTCTGCTTTTACTGCTGGTGCTGCTGCTTGTAAATCTTCTGGTTTTTTACGTGGCATTTTTAAGCCCTCCTTTTAAGTAATTAAACATTTGTTCCGCTATACATTTATGTCCTTGAGGACTAGGGTGCGGATCGTGTTTTCCTATTATATCATAAAACATACTTGGCATGATGTCTATATCCTCATATAATTTTCGGTATTCTAGCGGATATTGTTTCGGTACAGATCCGAACTGCATCCACCAATAGGTTTTAACATTTAAACTTTTAAATATTCTGTCTAATGATAAAACAAGGCTGATACTTTCGTACATTCCTTGCACTTCTGTAAATGACCTTGTTCTAGCTTCGTGTATTGTTTTAAATGATGTAGGTAATGACTTATCATACTCGTCACCCCAAACGTTTAACTTAATCCATTTTTCATCATCGTGTGTATAAGTGTAATCTTTTCTTGTCCAAAAACTGCCATCTTCAAAAGGTACTTGAGTTTCTACATATTCATCCTTGCCTGTGTAATATTCCATCCTGAATGCTTCTGTAGTCTGTAAAACTGCAATTGTGTTATCTAAGATTACTTGAGGTGTATTCACTAACCAGTCTATACTTGTTCTTACCATCCTTTGATTACTACCACAACCTATGGCATGTTGAATTGGAGTTCTGTCTAACAATTGTGCTAGGTAGTAAGGCCAAACTAGTTTTTCTCTATCGGATTCTTTGTATCCGTTGTCTTGGTTAATACCGCCTCCCCATGTAAAACTACATCCGTTAGTATAAAGATATTTCAATCCATGTTTCCTATATGTTTAATATATTCAGTCATTGAATGATCGCCAAAGTTATCAATTTTACCTTGTTTAATTCCTAGCCACATACCACGCCAACGATCTTTAGTACGTTGCCAAGGTGTTAATGGACGGAATTTACCGTATGCGTTTATATAGTGTTCGTTACCGTGATGTTTGTAACCCATAACTGCTAGTGGAACTCTAGTTACAATATCATTATTATTAACAAATCTGTGATGCTCTACACATAAACTATTACAGTAGCCTTTCCAACCTACTCTTGGAGATCCAAATGTGTAAAGTTCTTCTACTGGATTTATTCCCTCGTACAAATGACAACGACTTGCCATAATAGTTGCCATAGCAGCACCTAAACTATGTCCACAGAACCAAAGTTTTTTGTCTGCATTTGCTTTGCGATCAATATCTTCTAGTATCATTGGCCAAAGTTCGTCAACTTCTGCTTTAAAGCCCCTGTGTACTCTGCTTACAGTTTCAGCCATTACTGGCATTGCTTTTAGATCTGCTTTTATATCATTGAACTCTGTAGGTTGTGTTCCTCTACAAGCAATGACTAAATCTTCTTTATTCATAAAGCGCCAAGCCTGTGCGCCATCTTTATTATAAAATTCTGTTGTTGTAAAGCCTAGTTTTTTGGCTTCCTTTTTTGCATCATCTAAATATGCAATACTTGCTAGACGTGCAAAAAGGAGACTGCGCTCCTTAAAATTCATTTCACTTATCATTTTTGCCCTCCAAATCTGCTAAACGTTTTTCAATGCTATCAATTTTCGCAGTTATTTTTGGATACTTTTTACGCCAAGCGTCTTCAGGCTGTTCTAGCCATGTAAGTCCCCAACGTTCTACAAGATAATCTATCGCTCTGTCTACTTGGGCATAACCCCATAGACCTATTCGTGTGGTGCTGATATATGCGACAAATATAGCACCAAATACGGAGCCTGCTAATGCTGTGTAGATCCACAGCCTATCACTGGCCATCCTTTCTATCATTTCCCACATGTATATCGCCCTCTATTATATGTGTATATTTATACCTACGTATGCCTAAAGCATGTTTAGGATTGTAGAAGTCGTATCTTACTTCGTTCTTTTGATTGCCGCCAAGTATTATCCAACGCCCGTCTTCTTCTGCTATAAAAAATCCAACGTGTCCTAACCAACCGCCATCGCCCCTTGGAAATACCACAATGTCTCCACGTTGAATATCTTCTGGCTCAACGGGTTCACCCCATTTGAGAAAACTACGTGCCATAAGTGGAACATCACTTACACTTTCACTACCTGGTATACCGTCTAGTTCGAGCACAGCATTAACAAATGCCGCACACCATTCTGTGTTTACAGGATCAACTCCTACAAACTCTCGTATTTGTTTTCTATTCTGATATTCATTAAGCCCAATATAATCATGGGCTGTGCTTACTGGATCTGGAAGTTGTGATGCGTTACATCCTACTAGGGTTATAAAAAAACTAATTGTCCACAATGACTGCTTTATCAAGTGCTTGTTCTGCCTCCTTGTAGTAGCCTTCATATGCTGCTATGATTGCTTGCTGCTGTTGAACCA